TCAGGCAGCGGCACGATTGCGGCCCTTCGCTTTTTTCCCGAAGACATCGGCGATGTTTTCCATGAACGGGTCTGAGTGCGCCGGCTCTCCGTCGAGGTGAGCCAACATTGCCTCGAGCGATGGCCAATGCCACCGCATGATCTGTCCGCGGTCAATGTGGGCCTGCGGCAGGAAGCCGGCGCGAACCCACACATCAAAGGTCTCGACGCTGATCATCAGCAGCTCGGCCGCGGTCTTGCGGTCGACGAAGACGGGATGAATCTGCGCGCGCGCCATCACCTCCTCCTGTCGATGTGCGGCCAGTCGCCGTGCGGCTTTGCCTGCGGGTCGGGCCCGTAGATCCGGCGATCGAGAGCTCGCCAGATCAGCGAGACGATTCCGATGAGGACGATGAGCGCCGCGGCGATGTGGTCGTAGTCGGTCATGACAGCCGCCCCAGCCACTGGTTGCCCAGCGCGCGCTCAATGCAGTGCAGAGCCTCGCCCTTCCGGCCGCGGATGATCTCGTTCCAAGCGTCTTCGACATAGTCGGGCTGGACGCCGATGACTGATGGCTTGTCGAGCTCTCGCACGCCGCCCCGCGCCTTGATCGCTGACGCCTCGCCCTCAGTTATGGAGCCATCGTCGATCAGAGCCTGCAGCAACTGTTCCGTGTCGAAGTCGGAAAGGTCGACGTCGACGCAGGCCGTCCGGCTGGTGCGCTGCCGCTTCCATGCTGTGGTTGCGCTCATCGTCTCACCCATTCGCCAGAGAGCTTCTGTTTCCAGCCGGAGGCGCGGGAGCCGGGCAGGGGGCGGGACGAGGGAGCTTTGAGGCCACGATGGGCAGCCTCCCGCCGCTTGGCCCGCGCAATGTCCTTCACGTCTCCCTTCGTCTTCAGGCGATGGCACGGCCGGCAGAGCGGGCGCAGATTGGACTCGGTGTCATCGCCGCCGATTTCGAGCGGGATGTGATGATCGAAGTCGACGCCGGTGATGTCGGTCGGCTGGAAGCACATCTGGCAGGTCCTGTTGAACCGCTCCCAGATGCGCGTACGCTCGGTCGTGGGGATGTGGCGTCGGATCATGCCGCCACCGCCGCGTAGCCGCGCTTCCGATCACGAATAGCGACCTTCTCCGACACTGACATGTGTCCGACGAGCCCGTTACAGCCCTTGCAGGCGATCACGAGATTCGAGAGGTGATCTGGGCCGCCGTGGGATTTCGCGACTAAGTGCTCGATGGTCACCTCGCCGCTGTCTGGCCCAAGAAATCCGGCTTCGCAGAACCAGCACCACAGGCCGTCTCGCGCAGCGATCTCTTCGACCAGATGCCGCAGTTTTTTCCGCGCCCGCATGTCGGGCGAAAGGCTCATGCGGTTGCCGCGCTCGAACGCCTCGCGAGCCACGACCAGCGGTTCCGGCCAAGTCTGAACGTCCTTGGCGTTGCGATAGACGACCTGAACCCCGTCGCATGTCTGGACGCGGAGGATTTCCCACTGGCTGGTCGGGGCAATGAGAACAGCGCCGCAGTCCGTCAGCCATGCTTTGAAGGCATCGAGATTAAAGGCCGACTTCTTCACGCCGCGGCCCTCCCGAGCTCGACCGGGTCCGTCCCGATCATCGCGGCGAGCAAGCTTAGGACCGCGTCCTTCGATTCCTGGAAGCGCTGCTTGCCCATCGCCTTCATCGACTGGCTCTCGGCCGTGTAGACGGTGACGACGCTGTCGCGGACGGTGACGACCGCATAGCTGTCCATGGGCTTGACGAAGGCTGCCAGACGCTGAGCCTCTGCCTTGCTGGCCGCGACGATGTTCCGATGCTCGGCATAGCCGGCGCGGATCAGGCTCCACTTGCGGAGGTGCTCGCTCGTGGGAAACTGCTCGACGAGGTTCTCCGGCAGGGTCTGCCACGCCTCGTTGACCGAGGCGAAGAAGTGGGCGTGCGACTTCGCCGAGCGCTGCTCGATGGCCTCAAGATTGTAGACCTCGCCACAGACGAACTCGGCATCGCAGCGCCGCTGGAAGCCTGGTAGGGGGACCATCGTGTCGCCGTTCCAGCGGAAGGGGATGACGGCTTTCACGCCGCCTCCTTCCGCGAATAGATCGCGTTCAGCGCCTCAACCTTCGCGTCGATCTCGGCGAGGAAGGCGCGGGCGTCCGATTCTAGGGCGGCAATCGCTTCTTCGTCGCGCTCGCGCCGGCAGACGAACATCGCCATGTGCGGCGGCAGGCGCGGGTCGTAGCTGACGAAGTCGCACCAGCGCCGGCCGGTGCAGGCCATCTGCCAGTCGATCTGCTTGACGTACTCCTCGGGGATCGCCTGGGCGAGCAGGGTATCGACGTGGGTGCTGGTGCTCGGGCACTTGATCTCGATCAGCCCGTCGGCGCCGACCAGTCCATCAGGGCTCGCACCAGCCATGGCAATCGACGGGTGGTCGATCAGCCCGACGGCCTGCACCTCGACGCCGTTGAAGAACTCGTACATGGCGCGCGCCTCGGGCTCCTGCAGAGTGCCCCAACGCATCAGGTCGTTCAGGTACTTGTCGACCGCGAGGCCGGTGAGGCGCTCGGCGATCAGTTCGCCGAGATAGGACGTGCGCTTGGCGCCCGGCTTGCCGCTCTTGAGCAGGTCCGTTGCGTCAGCGATGCGCGAGGCGGTCAGCTTGCCGCGGCGCGCAGCCTTCCATTCTGCGGTGCCTTGCTCCATCACTGGCGCCCTCCCTTGGACTTGATCAGGGCGACGGCGTCCTTGAACTTGGTCGCGTAGATCGCGCCGAGGCTCTCGACCTTCATGATCTTGAGGAAGAACGCCTCCTGCCCATCCACGCTCGCGATGAGGTCGCGCAGCTCCAGGACCTGATCTTCGGTGATGAACTCCGCCGGCTCCGCGCCCGCCGAGCGGCCGTCGTCGTCAGCCGCTGCGGCGAGCCCCAGCGCGGCCTTGAGCGTGTAGCGCTACAGGTAGGTGATGGTGCTGCCGATCTGCTGGATCAGGTTCTTCTGCCCGCTTTCATCCCGGCCGGCCGTCAGCGTGTTCGTCTCGCTGTGCCCGTCACGGTGCGCGACGATGCAGGTGACCTGAACAGGCTGGTTCAGTTCCGAGATGGTACGGAACCGATAGGACAGGCCATGCTTGGCGAGGATCGGGTCGACCGTGCGAGCGATCTCACCCAGATCCTCATGCTGATAGCTGGTCTTGCCGCCGCTCTTCGTCTCGTAGCCGACCTGGCGGTTCTTAGTGATGACCGGGATCTCCGCCTTGGCGGCAGCGAGCGCAGCGTCGAACGCCTTGCGCGCCTGGTTCGCCTCCCAGCGCTCCTGGAGGGCCATCAGCTTCTCAAGCATTTCCATGCTGGCGCCGCGCTCGACGGCTTGGCTGAGCATCGCCATGGGGGTGAGGGCGTTTGAGGACCCGGCGTTCTGGGGTGCCGGGGTGTGCTCCTCGTCGCGGATGATGAGAGCGGCTTCGCTCATGACGAGATCCTTTCGGGGAGGGAACGGCCCTGCTCCTTGGCGAGCTGGGCGTTGACGAGGTTCTGGAGCTGGGCGCGCAGGGGCTCGACCTTCCGGTGACGGCGGGATTCCTGGGCGAGCTTCTCGCGGAGGATCACGATCTCCGGGTTGGCGACGCGGAGACGGCGATCGATGCGGGCGGCGGCCTTCGCTTCTCGCCGCTTGGCGAGGACCGACATGAAGGCAGCGATGGCGCGGCTGGCGAGGAAACGGGTCACAGCAGCGTCCCCCAGCCCACCAGCCAGCAGCCGCCGAAAACGATCAGCAGTGCAGCGGCGACATCGCCGACCGGCCAGACGTTGAAGATCCGGCCGTCGTCAACCGTGCGCTGCTCGATCGCCCAGAGGCGCAGCCCATGCTTGAACCCGCGCGGGTAGCTGTCGAAGTTCGCCGCAGCCAGTTCGGCGTCGGTGTATTCCGGCAGGCAGGGAATGCGCTTCGACACGATCCCGGCGACCACAGCCCGGGCGGCGTCCTCGGAGGCGGTCGGGATGTAATAGATCGTCATCAGGCAGCCCTCCGGAGAGCGATGCGGTTGCGGACGCGGATCCGCTGGGAGAACCGGGCGCGCCGGACCATCTCGGACGCGAGCTCGTCCATCTGCTCGTCGGTGAAGAATGAGAGGCCGCGCTCGGCGAGCAGGCGATCAAGGGCAGCGGACCAGTCGAGGCCCTGGACGCCATTGAAGGACTTGGCGAAGCGCTCCTGGCGCAAGCGGGTGGCGGATCGCTTCATCACGCGGCCTCCCGGCGCATCTCGTCGCGCTCGTCAGCCCATGCGGCCTCGTCCTCGCCGGCTTCCAACAGAAGGTCGTTGTGAATGCCCTCGTCGGCGCTCAGCAGATCCGACAGCCACTTGGGGCAGTCGTGCTTCTGGCCTTTGACGACGATCTCGACGGACTGGATCTCAGCCGAAGGCGGGCAGGGCGGATCGATCCGATCGCCGGCATAGCCCTTGTCGACAGTAAAGCTGATGCGGGCCTCGACCTCTTCGCGGCCGATTTCGATGAAGTGGCTGTGGGTGTGGCGGGACATGGCGTCTCTCCGTTGTTGGAGAGAATATGAGTTGGAGATTTCCAACTGTCAATGAGAAAGTTGGAAATCTCCTACTGACATACCGCGGCAGTGGATGCGGACATCCCCGACTCGACAGGCCACCCGTTCTCTGGAATCGATAGGAACGTAACGAGAACAATAGCTGGGTGGCGTTGAAATGAGCTTAGCCTTCACCGAGGGAATCTGGCGGCCGGAATTGTCGCTGTTTCGAGCGATCGACATCAGGTGTGATGACTGCGGCCGTGGTAAGCGGATGCAACCCGCGGAGATCCGGGCGCAGGTTGCGAAGGGCGTCTACAGCCTCGTCGGGCTGCACGACAAACTGCACTGCGCCGTCTGCCGTGACCGTGGCGGCCTCGGCAAGAACGTCAGCGTCTATCCAATTAAGCGAGGTGAGTGATGAAGCCCTGGCACCATGGCCTGCCGGAGACGAAGCAGTTCGTCGTGTTCCCGCCGCTTGGCCAGGAACTCGCCTTCAAGGCCTCAAAAGAGCGGATCGGCGCCCATCTGCGGCAGGTGTTCCCCGGGCTCGAGTTCGAGCTGGCGGATACGGGGCTCTACGAGGGGGCGAGCGTCATGCCCATGTGTGGGACGGTCGGTGGCCCGACCAGTCGGATGTTCGCGCCACCGTCAGAGTTCAAGATCCGCGAGATCGAGACCGTCTTGGAAGACTTCGACTTCGGCAGAACGGGGCTGTCGTAGCAGGCAACTGAAACTCCCTGGGTGGATCGAGGGTTGCCGCCTGGAAGGCCAACCGGAGTTTGACCCAGATCATTGCTGCTATTCGGTTCTCACGTACCGATTGGTCATGATCAGATCTGCTCAAGCCATTTTCGTAGCCGCGTCAATCGTGGCCATCACTGCGGGAGCCCGCGTGAGCTTCGCGATGCCGGCCGATGCTCAGCGCCCCGATAACGTTGAAAGTGCCGAGGTGGGGCGTGGAGTGGCGCAGCGCTACTGCAGCGGTTGCCATGCCATCGGGGCGACTGGTCACAGTCCAAATCCGAAGTCCCCCCGCTTCCCATTAATCGCCGAGCGCTATCCAGGCGGGAACCCCGCTCCTGTCTTGATCGATGGAACTGTCGTTCGACATCCGGGCATGCCAGAATTCCAGTTGCTCTCGTACGAGACTGATGGGCTCGTGGCCTATATCCGGCGCATTTCGCGAAAGTGGAAGCCGGGCCGCTGAGTGACAGCAAACGAAAACCCCGCCTGGTGGGGCGGGGTCTTCGACTGTCAGCTTTGCCGATCCGGCCTAGGAAGATACAATCTCAATTGGACGGGTTCGGACCCGTAGAGCGCGTTCACCTTGTCGCGCAGATCCCGCATCGTCTCGCATGTCCGGGCCATGCCAATGACCATCCAGATGTGCTCGGTGAGCTTCTTCAAGCCATATTGGCCGCTCAGCCACTGATGATAGTTCTGACCATACCGTGGCGTTGGAGCGTGTTCCTTAAGCCATTTCGCGACATCGGGGTCGAGCTTCTCGTAAATGAGATCCATTACGAGCTTCCCCCAGTATTTCGGGCGCTTCGAAAGTTGGCCCTTCCAACCTGTCAGCCTGCCGAACTCCTGCCATAGCTCATCTGGGAACGTCTTTTCCCATTTACGCATTTCGCCATCCAGGAATGCAGCGAGTTTGACCTGCAGGGCATCGGCCTCGCGCTCATACTGATAGCCGGTCGCCTCATCGATAAGTGCTTCCAAGCCGATCTTGGCGCAAGCTGAGAGAAACAGACTGGCTTGCATCGCCATCTGTTGCTGCCGAGCAGTAAGCTTCGGGTGAGGCGAATCCCTTCGAAAATGGTGCTCGAGCGCGCTGACGAAGCCTTGGCAGACATCGATAAAGAGGTCTGCCGGCAAGCCCTTAACTGCCTTCTCGAGGCCATCGACCTCAGGGAGGCGGAACGGGACCATTCTCTCGAGAACTAAGTCTTTGGGAATAAAGGGCTCAAGCGCTCTCACCGCGATGTATTTCTCGAGCGCCCCGCCGCCCTTAATCCCAGTTAGAACTTCAGTGGCGGAGGTCCTCCCGATAACGCGGACTCCGTTGTTGAGCACGTAGCACGGGACGGCCATCCCGATGATGTCGAGTTCGCCTCGGTGAACAGCGACCGGGAGCCCCCCGGCCTCCGAAATCACTTCGATATCGACTTCAGCGGCCTCTTCGGCCGTCAAGGTGGATTCCTCTGGTCGGTCCTCGGCTCGTTTGGCCCAACGCGCCTCTGCGGCTTTCCGGGCTTTTTCAGAGGCCGGGCTGACTTCGTCTTCCATCGTGGGGACTCCCTAGCATATGCTCGATGCTGAATCGAGCATATGCTAGGAAAGAAAATGGCGCAATGCTAATAAAAAAGGGCGCCCCTGCGCCCCGTGATTTGCCTTTGCAGCATTCCGCCGCTGCATCCAGACTACGGCGGAACCAGCATTCTAACGGGCGCCACCCACTCGATATCAACATCCTCCTCGACGACCTCGCGGGTAGCCTTCAGGATGGGCTGCATCTCAGGTGGCGCGATCGCGGACTGCTCTTCCAACAGCAGCAGCGCGTGCTCATAAGGCTCGCGTTCGTCCTCCGCGGAGAGGACGCCGATCCGCCGCAGCCTTGCGACCAGCGCAGCGAGCATCGAAGCTGAAACCATTTCCGATGCGGCGACGTGGTCGATCTTGTCCATCATCGAGCGCCTTGCGGCCTAACGGCATGTGACGATTTTGGTCGTCTCATTCATATCGCATATGGACACTAGGCGCTCGGGGCGCGGCAGCGGTCGATAGTACCGCATGCTTTCGCGGTAGCTTAGCCTCGGCACCGTGGCTTCCTCCGGCGGGACATAGCCGGCGCATCCCGACAGAAACACGCAACAAGTGGCTACAAGCAACTTTCTCATGCTGTGTCTCCTGCTGCTGCCGGCCTCTTCTGCTCGGCGCGTTGGCTCGACTACACCGCCAGTCCCATGGCCTCGGGGTAGGGGATGACGCGGTAGAGGTTCTTCACACGCGCAGAGTCGAAGCGAAGCTCCTCGGGTGGTGGATTATATTGGCTCAGGACGTGCTGGCCGCCTCGGCGCGCGACCAGGGTTTTGATGAAGGCGGGACCGTTCTCGCCGCCCTCGCCAAGTAGCTCAATCAGAACGTCCTCACCTTCGACGGGCTTTCGGCCCTTCGGATCCACGAAGATCGGCCAGCCATGCTTGTAGACCGGCTCCATGCTGGTGTTGCGAATGATGACAGCGAAAGCTTCGGGCCGTCCGATCAGTCCGGCCGGGCGAGGGATGTAATCAAGGGCATCGCCGTTGAGTTGAAAATCGCCGTCGCCTTCCTTCCCGCCCAGCGCAATGCCGCGAACTGCCAAGTCGGGCCTGCCTCCCTTTTGAGGGTGAGCAGTTAGGGGAATGCGTGCGCCCACCTCTGAAGGCAATTCGTTCCTTGCCGTTCCGGAAGAGTTCGATGGGTGTCTGACCATCGCAACAATTACTGCCTCGACAGAGGTGTCCAACGCCTCCGCGAGTTGGGTGATCTTTGCACCCCTGACGGACTGCTTTTTCCCGATCAGAATGTCGTTCACGAATGATCGTTCGAGGCCGCCGATCTTGGCGGCTTCGAAGGGGTTGCGGCCGGTGACGCGCAGCCGTTCCTGAGTGAATTCCTTGAGGCCGGACATGTTGGAAATATCCCACATGTCGCCACGTCGCTGCGAGTTGGAAATTTCCTCTTGTGAAGTTGGATTTCTCCAACTATCCTCACAGACATGGAAGCGGAACTCAAGCGACACCTACTGTCCCTCGTCGAGGCTTATGCTGGTGCGCTTGGCATCGGCGTAACGACCGTCTGGCGACAGGCGATCAACGATCCAGCCTTCCAGGAACGTCTTCGTTCCGAGAGCACCATCACCTTGCGGACTTACGACCGAGCTGTCGGTTGGTTCGATGACAACTGGCCCGAGGCGTTGGCTTGGCCGGGCGAAATCCCACGGCAAGCAGTGAGGGCCGCCTGATGGCCTCAACCCTTCGATCTCGCTCGACGCTTCCGCCGATTGGGCCGGCGCTTTCCGGCGATCTCACGAAGCTCATCCTCGGCTCGGCTGAACATGTCGAGCTGAACCTCGACGTTGTCGTTAGCTGCGGCTCTCGGCCCGACGCGGGTCGCCAGCCTCTCCATCAGCCGGCGACCCGCTACTCCGATCAACTCCCACTCCACCGAACGCCACTCCTGCAACGCCACTGTGCCTGAGCAGTCGCGCGTTCGCCGCCTTCCCGCGACGGGACAGTTCCAGGCCCGATCCCCTGATTTCGAGGCTCCGATGGCAAAAGACGAATGGTTCTTCCGGATCAAGACAGCGACCAGAGCGCTGGTGAAAATGATCGGCACGCATGAGGCGGCCGGTCTGATTGCCGGCGTCGCCAAATCGCAGATGCATCGCTGGGCTGATCCCTCGCATGCAGATCTGATCACGCTCTCAGCGGCGATGAAGCTCGAGGCGGAATGCGGGCTGCCCTGCATCACTGAGGTCATGGCCGCGCAATGCGGGAACCATCTCGTCCGCTCGGACGGCTCGACGCCGCCGAAATGCATGGTCACAGCTTTCGGCAAGCTCAGCGATGAATTCGCGGATGTCGCCTCCCGTGTAGGTGAGGCAATCGAGGACGGCAGCATCTCGCCGAACGATCATGCCGCGATCTGCGACGAACTCTCCCAGCTCATTCAGCGCGCCAACCAAATGCAGGGCACCAGTGCCCGCCTTCGCTCTGTCGATGAATTGCGGAGGGCGTCATGAGCGACGACGGCCAGGTCAAGTCGATCATCGACCGCGTCCAGCGCCTCCAGGAGGAGAAGCGCACGATCGAAGACGACATCAAGGAGGTCTACGCGGAGGCTCGTGGCAATGGCTACGACGTCAAGGTTCTGCGCGCCGTCGTTAAGCACCTCGGCAAGGATCAGAACGAGGCCGCCGAGTTCGACGCGATCTTTGATCTGTACCTCCAGTCGTACCTCTCTGCTGATCGGCCCTCACGTGCGCACGTGGCGCGGGACGCGGGTGCGCGTACGCGAGAGGCCGCCCAAGATTCCAAGGATGCCACCCCCGAGTTTCAAACCGCAGCGCAGAGCGAAGCGGCGGCCGGTTCGATTCCGGAACAAGGGGCGGATGAACGCGCGTCGGGGAATGGTGAAGTCATTGCCGCGCAATCCGCTCAATTCGTCACGTCGTCCGGTGAGGGGGAGGGCGCCGCAACGCCTGCCGATCCCTCGCCGGCGGCGGATGCACCGATCAAGGGCCTCGCGGCTGCCAACGCCATCGCCGCCCGCGCCGCTCAGCCGTCCGCGCCCAAGGCCGATCGCGCCGAGATCGACATCGAGATCCCCGCATTCCTCCGCCGGACCAACGGCGGCAACCATCCTTCCTTCGGAGAGCAGGCATGAGCGACTGGCGAGACACCGCCCGCGAGCTGATCGCATCCGGCATGTCCGTGAACAGCGTCTCCCGCGAGATCGGTAAAAGCGAGCACGCCATCAGGATCAACCTGAACATCAACGGCGCGCTGGACCGCCACAATGCGAAGCGCATTGCGATGGGCAAGCGGGTAATTCCCCCTCGCTCCGCTCCGCGCGCTGTGGTTGAGGAGCCGGAAGCCCCCGCGCTTCTCAAGACGATCACGCTGCCACTGCTGAACCTCCCGCCGGCTCCGGCCGACGAGCCGGCCCCGCTGCGGCGCATCAGTGCCCGCATTCGCTACCGGGCCGAAGCCCCAGGCGTCGCCCGCATCCGTGAAATCCATCAGCGCATGATCCGCCAGGGCAAGATCCCCGGCCGCGATCTCATTTCGGAGTGGCGCGCATGAAGGCCGGGTTCGACTGGTCGAAGGTGAGCGACCATAGCCTCGCGCAGATGGCGGCCGAGTTCACCGCCGCGCAGATCGCCAGCAAGCTCGGTTGCTCCCGCAACGCTGTCATCGGCCGCTGCGCCCGGCGCGGCATCAGCCTGAGCTCCTACATCGTCCCGCGTGTCGAGCCGATCCAGCGAGCCGCCAACCGGCGCGCCGCCGCCCGCCAGAGCTATGCCGCCAAGCGCGGGAAGCTGGCGGCCGCCGAGCCGATCGAGATCGTCGATACCCGGCCGCCGCTGCCCTACGACCCGCACAACGTTACCATCATGGACCTGCGCGACGGTCTGTGCCGTTGGCCGCTCTGGTCCAAGGCCACGCCCTATTCGGAAAAGCGCTACTGCGGCTCCGAAACCGCTCCCGGCAAGGTCTTCTGCGACCACTGCTCGACGCTCGCTTATGAACCCCGTCGGACCGATAGCCTCGACCGCAAGACCCGCTCCTTCATCTTCAAGAGGGCTGCATGAGCGTCGCCGCCGTCAACCTCAGCCTGCGCCCGCTGCCCGTGCGCACGCACGGCCGGCCGGTGCTGATCATCGGCACGGGGACGCCGCTCCGAGACGACGAGCTCGACGAGCTTGGCGTGGCCGCAGCGCTCCGCCTGTTCCGTTCCGGCCTCGACAATGTCGCCATCGCCTGGGAACTCGGCTGCACTCCCGCCGCAGCGGCGAATGGCATCGCTCGCGCTCGCAATGCAGAGCGGAGGGCGGCAGCGTGAGCCAGAACACTTCGCACGCGGTCATGGCGCAGCGGATCGAGGCCGCCGATTCCCTCGACTTCTTCCCGACCCCACTCTGGGCAACTCGAGCGCTGTGCGAGTTCATCCTACAGGCCGACCCGAAGCTCTCGACCAAGCGCGTTTGGGAGCCGGCCTGCGGGCAGGGCCATATGGCGCGCGCGCTGTCGGAGTATTTCGGGCTGGTCTACTCCTCCGATGCCCACGACTACGGGGCGGGCGCGGTCCGCGACTTCCTGTTCCCGGGCGACGAGCCGTCCTTCGACTGGCTGATCACAAACCCGCCGTTCCGCCTCGCTGAGCGATTCGCGCATACGATGATCGACCGCGCCGTCGAGGGCTGCGCGATCCTTGTTCGCACGAGCTTCCTGGAAGGCGTTGGCCGCTACAAGAGCCTATTCTCTCAGCGCAAGCCCGCCGCCATCCTGCAGTTCACCGAGCGTGTCCCGATGCACAAGGGCCGAGTCGAGGAGCACGGCAGCACGGCCACATCCTACTGCTGGATCATCTGGCGCTGCCGACCGCACAAGCCCGACGCCAACGACGTGCCGGCGATGGTCTGGATCCCGCCCTGCCGCCGCAAGCTGGAGCGGCCGGGGGACTATGCCTTGCAGGTGGCAGCATGAGCCGCCCCACCGCCAAGCCAGTCGAATCCCGCGACCCCATCGTCGGACGTCGCGTCCGCGTCCTCCGTGGCCCCATGGCCGGTCGCGAGGGCAGGGCGGTCAACTCCTTCCGTCAGCGCATCGCCACGGCTGATCGGGTGATGATCGAGCTCGACGGCTGCCTCCCCGGCTGGAGCGTCGCGAGCCTCAAGCCTGAGGATGTCGAGGTGCTGACATGACGGCGGTCCGCTCAGTCATAAGCCAGCTTGGCGAGATCGCGGGCTCTCCTCCAGCTCTCTCGAATTTCGGCGTCGTGCTTGATAACGAACGAGCTAATTATGTCCTCGAGGCCTTCGAAACTCGCCACCGCTTCGTCGCGAGCCGCATCCATTTGCGGGCCGGTAAAGTCCTCGAAATATTCGGGGTCGAGGCCAGTCGTGCCGGATATGAATGCAAGGGTGAGTTGCCCAATTGCTGCCCTGAGCCGGTTGAGGCCATCAGCCATTTTCGATCGCAGTTCTCCCACCTGGCCATCGGAGCCGAACTTCGCCTCGTTCTCCAACAGCGCGAGGAGAACTCTGTCTATGCCGCTACGGAACCGCTCCTCCGGATCGTCCCACGATCGATAGCTTTGGGCCCAATCTGTCTCTCGATAAATGTAGAGCAAGGATTTCGCCTCACGCATCAGGTCGCGAATGTCTCGGATCATCGGCCGCTCGCCTTCAAGAGATCGAGCCGACTGCTCGACGATCTCTTTCATTCGCGCGGCCGATTCCCGTTTGAGAAACTGAATCTGCAGAAACGCTGGTCTGAGAACAGCCAAGGCGACCCCAGCGCCGATAATCGCCGCGATGCTTGCTTGGTATCGCTCGAACCAAAATTCGAGGCACCCAAGGTAAGGCTTGTCAGCCTTCTGAGAGGCGAGCTTGAAGGCCGAGCAAATCGGCGCTGCTACGTCGCTCGCGATTGCCCACGCCACGGTGCCGCCCATGACGAGGGCAAAGAAAGCTACCGCAAGGGAATTGTCTTGCTTCATGGTGGGACGCTGCCGATACGTCGGTCGCACGGCAAGCCAGCCGCGTCGCGCCTCCACAGTTTTGCGAGGGCGGCATGAGCGCGCCCTACATGCCATTATTCGTTGCGGACTATCTCGCGGACACCGCGCACCTCAGCGCGGCCGAGCATGGCGCCTATCTATTGCTCATCATGAACTACTGGCAGCGGGAGAAGCCTCTGCCGGCGGACGACCGCAAGCTCGCCCGGATCGCGCGCATGACCGATGTCGAGTGGTCGGACGCCAAACTGAACCTCTCGGAGTTCTTCGAGGAGCAGGACGGTGAGTGGCGCCATGCCCGCATCGACCAGGAGCTATCGGTCGCTCAGCAGAAATCCGCCAAGGCGAAAGCGTCCGCTCGCGCATCGGTCGCAGCCCGGCAAGCGAACGCTGAACGAACGCTCAACGATCGCTCAGCGGACGTCGAGCTATTAGGAGAGGATAGGGAAGGGAAGAAGGATAGTCCTGAATCCAAGAGCTCTACGACCAACGTTCGGTCGGTCGGCAAGCCGACGCGACCAGCGGCGGATGAGAAGTTCGAGGAATTTTGGAAGGCCTATCCCCACCGTGGCGAGGCCTCGGATCCGAAGAAGCCGGCGCGGGAGAAATTCGACCGAGCCGTGAAGCGTGGCGCCGATCCGGAAGCCATCATTGCCGGCGCCAAGCGCTTCGCCGAGATAGAGCTCAGGGCAGGGCGAGCCGGCACCGAGAAGTGCGCCCAGGCCGTGACCTGGCTCAACCAGGACCGCTGGCATGACTACCAGCCGGCGCCCTCTGATCAGCAGCCGGCCTCGGTCTTCGTCGCCCGAGGCAGCGAGGAATGGGACGCCTGGGCCCGTCACCGCGGTAAGGAGCCCCTGTCCAAGTTCTATCCGGAGCACCGTGCGGAGGGCTGGTACTTCCCGACGCTCCTCCCGCCATCGATCGAGAAAGCCGCATGAGCAAGCGAAACCGTCGACAGGACAAGGCCAAGAAGGCGACGGTGAAAGCCGCGGCCAAGCCGCCGGGCCCGAAGGAGCGGCGCGAGGTCATCACGCTCAATCCGGCGCCAGCGGATCTCGATCTCAGCCCGAAGCGGAAGTGGTTTCTGATCTACACGTCGCCGCGAGGGGAAGCCCGCGCCTCTGCAGGCCTCGAGGAAGCGGGTTGCCAGACCTTCTGGCCGAGCAGCCACAAGGTCGTCACCGTCGGCAAGCGGACGACCTTCGATGGCGATATCGCGACCTTCACGCGCTACCTGTTCGCAAGCGGTCCGCTCCTGACCGGCGAAGGCGAGCCGCAGGAATTCGTCGTGAAGGGGAAGCCCATCAGCAGCGTGTTCGACATCGACGGCATCCAGGACGTCTTCAGCAACAGCCGCGGCTGGGTGAGGGTGCCGAACGCCGCGATCAAGGCAATTGCCGACTTTCAGAACCAAGTCGCGCCCGAAAGGCCGAAGGTGCCGAAGCCCAAGTTCGCGCCCGGCGACGAAGCGACCATCATCGACGGACCGTTTATGGCATTCCAGGCGACGGTCGTCGAAGCGATCGGCCTGCACAGTGCCAAGGTGCTGATCCGGTCGTTTGGAAACGAGATCCCGGCGACGATGAGCGTCGCTGCCCTCCAGGCGGCATAGGAAAATCCCCCCGAAGCAGGAACTAACTCCCCGCGCTGCCGTTTGCATGGGCACTCACATCCTGCAAATCGGGAGACGCTCCATGAAACGCTTGATGCTCGCCGCAGCCATCGTTTGCGCCACCACCCTCAGTGCGGGGGCTCAGACTTCTACGACCTCCCCGATGCCGGCCCCGAAGGCCGATGCCGACAAGAACGCCCCGCTTCCCGGCGCCAACAGCTTCACTGAGGGGCAAGCCAAGAGCCGCCTCGAGAGCAATGGTTATTCCAACGTCGGCAAGCTGACCAAGGACGATAACGGCGTCTGGAAGGGCAAGGCAACCCATTCTGGGAAGCAGGTGAACGTGTCGGTCGATTATCGAGGAAACATCACCCGCAACTGACCGGTGCATCACGAAATCGCATTCAGGAGAGGGCACATGACCATCACCATCACCCGCAGCTACGAGAATTATGACACCGCTCGTGCCGTCGTCGAACGTCTCGAGGACGCTGGCGTGTCCGATTCTGCCATCAGCATCATCGGGCGGGATCCCCGCGCCACAGAGGAGAGCAATGCGGCCGAGGGGGCTGGTATCGGAGCCGGCCTTGGTGGTGCCGCGGGGCTTCTCGCTGGCCTTGGCATCATGGCAATTCCAGGCATCGGCCCTGTCGTCGCCGCGGGCTGGCTCGCAACGACTGCCGCAGGCGCTGTCGCCGGTGCAGCGGCAGGCGGCCTGATCGGCTCGTTTACGAGCGCGGGCGTCAGCGAAGAGGACGCGCACTACTATGCCGAAACGGTGCGCCGCGGCGGGACAGTCGTCTCGGTGCGAGCCGAGGACGTCCATGCCGGAGAGGTTGAAGCGATTATGGACGGCGGGACGCCGATCGATCGCGACGCCCGCCTGGCCCAGTATCGCGAGGAAGGCTGGACACGTTTCGATGAAACGGCATCAGCCTATCGCGGCGTCGCGTGAGTTATTCAGGTGGGCTTGCACTGCTCAACGATCCGTGCAATACGATATTCATGGTTTGTTCGGCGTGTGTGCTCGCCTTGTGCTGATGCTCCCCGACCCCCGTGCCGCTTAACAAGCGGCCTCAAGCGAAGCTTTGCCCGGCGACTGCGGATGTACCAGCGCCAAGGGTAACAGGAGCCCGGCCGAGAGGTCGGGCTTTCTCGCACACTGGCGCAGGCACAGGGTCGATTAGTTGGCGCGCCGATGCGCGGACATGAATACGTCAACGGCGTCTTGCGCTAGGTTGGCGCTTTCGTTCTGCCCGTCTCGCATCAGCTTTATCACAATTCCCGCGAGTTCTTCCCGCTGTGATGTATAATTTTCAGGCATGGCGGCCCCAGTCGTCTGGAGCATTTCCCAAGCTTGATCAAAGACCGATTGCATCTCATTCAGAGAAGCAGGCTCGTCGCGCTCGCCCGATCGACTTTGCAAATCAAATCCCCCGCGGCCGGCAAGCTTCAGCGAAGCCGCCAATCGCTGGAAAAACGATATCACTGTTGGATCGGCGAACGAGGCGGGCATGCCGTCACGCCATCACCTCATCGAGGATGGCGCGCAGCTCTTCCCGCGAGTGCCCGCAAGATTGCGGCTTCCAGTTCGGATCCGCCTTGGGGAGATTAATATCAAATTGGGGGGCCGCCGTCGAAAGGGCGGACTCGTCCAACAGTGTCTGATCGTTCATTGGTTTCCATTCTTCCGCGACGAAGCCGCGGTAGTAAGGGGAGAGGCGAGGCTGCGCCTGGCGCTGTCGCGCGGCGTTTCAGCATTCGATACGGTTCGAAAGACGTGCGAGGCGCTTCACTGCGCCTGAAGCGGGCTACTGAGCCCGACCGATGCGCCTGTATAAGCGCCGATTGTGTTCGAATTGCAAGGGTTAGTTATGCTGTGACAGCGGCCACGCTGATCTCAAGCGCGATCTTTGGAGCCATCATTTCCGCGGTGTCGGCAGAACAGCTGCCAGCGCTGCCATGTAGGCGTCGGACGCAGTAAGCGCCGCTTCAACTATCGGTCTGACAAACGCCCTGACGTCTCGGCGCCATTCCTCGCTGGACTGCTCCCATCGAAACTGCCGCTTCTCACGGCTGGTTTCATGAAAGGCCTTAGCCGCAGCCTCGACTGCAATTTCGGTTCGCTCGTCGCTCATCACCGCCCCCTCATTCCTTGTCGCGAGTAGAGTTGGTGCCTGTCCTCTCGAATCCAAAACATGAGCGGTTCGCTCAGGAACTGGCTAAGGGGTCCAGCGCGTCTGCCGCATATGTCGCAGCAGGATACGCCAAGAGCGACAGCAACGCATCGCGCCTGAGCGGGAATGAGAAGGTTCGTTCGCGCGTTGAGGAGTTGCTCGGGGAGGGCGCTGAGAAGGCCGGTGTGACGATCGAGCGCATCGTCGCCGAGCTGGCCAAGGTCGGCTTTGCCAACATGGGCGACTTCCTCAAGGCCACGACCTCCGGCGATCCGTTCTTCGTCTATGCCGAGCTGACCGACGAGCAGAAGGCTGCTCTCGCTGAGGTGACGGTCGAAGATTTCAAGGAAGGCCGCGGCGAAGATGCCCGTGACGTCCGGCGCATCAAATTCAAGCTCCACGACAAGCTCGGTGCCCTGGAGAAGCTCGGAAAGCATCTCGGCATGTTCAAGGACAAGGTCGAATTGACCGGCAAGGATGGAAAGGACCTGCCGGTCACGCCGGTTACGATCTTCCAGCTTCCCGACAATGGCAGAGGCTGAGAAGGGGCAGGGCGCCCCGAAGATCATTCGGCCTCAGCCGGGACCGCAGACGCAGTTCCTCGCCAGCCCGGCGGATATCGCGATCTACGGCGGCGCGGCTGGTGGCGGTAAGACCTGGGCGCTGCTCATGGAACCGCTGCGCCATGTCGCGAATCCAGAGTTTGGCGCGGTGTTCTTTCGCCGCACGTTGGTCCAGGTCCGCAACGAGGGTGGCCTCTGGGACGAAAGCGAGAAGCTTTATCCCGACCTCAGGGCCTCGCCTCGCAGCGCGCCGGACCTGCAGTGGAAATTTCCGAGTGGGTGCACGGTCAGCTTCGCTCACCTCGAGCACGACAAGACCGTCCTGAACTGGCAGGGCTCGCAGATCCCGCTGCTCTGCTTCGATGAGCTGACGCATTTCAGCGCGAAACAGTTCTGGTACATGGTCAGCCGCAACCGCTCGATGAGCGGCGTTCGGCCGTATATTCGGGCTACCTGCAACCCTGATGCGGATAGCTGGGTCGCCGAGTTCATCGCGTGGTGGATCAATCCCGATACGGGGTTCGCCATCCCCGAGCGAGCCGGCGTCCTTCGTTGGTTCGTCCGCATCGGCGACAAGATCATCTGGGCTGATCGCCCTGAGGAACTCGCTGGCTACACGGCGCCGGATGAGAACGGCGACGAGAAGCCGATCCCGCCGAAGTCGGTCACGTTCATCCCGGCCAAGCTGAGCGACAATCGCGCTCTGATGGCTGCCGACCCCGGCTACGTCGCCAACCTGATGGCGCTGCCAACGGTCGAGCGCGAGCGCCTTCTCGGCGGCAACTGGAAGATTCGGCCGGCAGCTGGACTTCTATTCAAGCGGGGATGGTGCGAGGTCGTCGACGCGGTCCCGGCCAAGATCGTCCGCTGGATGCGCGGATGGGATTTGGCGGGAACCCCGAAGACCGAGGGGAACGACCCCGACGCGACCGCCGGAACGAAGATCGGGCTGCTAGCGGATGGCCGCTACATCGTCGCGGACCATGTCTCGAATTTCCTCTCGCCATCCGGCGTCGAGACACTGATCAAGAACACCGCTTCGGCGGACGGCCGCGAGGTTCATATCTCGCTGCCGCAGGACCCAGGCCAGGCCGGCAAGTCGCAGGTTCAGAACCTGGTCAAGCTGCTCGCTGGCTACACGGCGCGCGCCACGCCGGAATCGGGCGACAAGGAAATGCGGTTCCGGCCGTTTTCCGCACAGGCAGAAGCCGGAAACGTCCTGGTCCTGCGCGGGCAATGGAATGAGCGTTGGTTCTCAGCGCTGGAGGGCTTCCCAGAGGCCGCCCATGACGACGACGCGGACAGCACCAGCAGGGCGTTCAACGCGCTGCTCGACCGCTCGCGCTTCACGCTGGCGAATGTGAGTTGATGCATGGCCCTGACGTCAGACACGCTAATGAATCTGACGTCCGGCCTTGGCACCATCCGCGACAAGGTTACCGGCAGCATGTTCACGCTGCCGTTGCTCGACAAGGGCCAGGTCGACAACGCCTACCGTGGCGACTGGATCGCTCGGAAGATCGTCGACGTCCCGGCCTTTGACGAGACGCGGGAGTGGCGCGACTGGCAGGCGAAGAAGCCGCAGATCGAGAAGCTCGAGGCGGAGGAAGCGCGGCTCGGCGTGCAGTCCAAGGTTGCTCGGGCCCGCAAGTTGGCGCGGCTCTACGGCGGCGCGGTTCTGTTCATTGGAACCGGCGATGCCGACCCGATGCAGCCGCTCGTTCCGGAACGGGTGAAGGCTGGTGGGCTGAAATACCTGCATGTCTTCAGCCGGCACGAGATGATCGCCGGCGAGCTCGATCAGGATCCGCTCTCCCCCTTCTACGGAGAGCCGATCAAGTACACGCTGGCGGGCAAGACCAGCATGGTCGATGTCCATCCCTCGCGGGTGGTCCGCTTTGTCGGGGCTGAGCTGCCCGATCGCGTCATGGCCTATGACGGCTGGGGCGATACGGTCCTGCAAGCTGTCTATGACGCCGTGATGCAGGCCGGCAGCGCGGCCGCCGCCATCGCAGCCATGCTGCAAGAGGCCAAGGTCGATATCGTCAAGGTTCCCGGCTTCATGGAGAGCCTGGCGACCGAGGAATACCGGAGCCGCATCCTCCAGCGCTATCAGCTGGCGAACACCGGCAAGTCGATCACCAACACGCTGATGCTCGATGGCGACGAAGAATGGTCGTCCAAGCAGATCAGCTTTGCGACGCTGCCGGAGGTGCTGAACACCTATCTGCAGATCGCTTCTGGCGCCGCCGACATCCCGGCTACGCGGTTGCTTGGCCAGACGCCTGGCGGGCTTCAGTCGACCGGGCAGAGCGATATCCGGAATTACTATGACCGGATCAGCGCGGGGCAGAACCTCGAGTTGCGGCCGGCGCTGTCCCGCCTCGACGAGGTCCTGATCCGATCAGCCCTCGGCAGCCGGCCAGCGGACGTCCACTACACATGGGCGCCGCTCTGGCAGATGACGGAACCCGAGAAGGCCGACGTCTTCGCCAAGAAGGCGAAGGGTGTGAAGGACGTCGCCGATACCGGCCTGATCCCGGATCCGGCCTTCGCCCGCGGCGTGCAGAACATGTTCGTCGAGGATGGGACATTTCCAGGCCTTGACGCGGCGCTCGACGAGTTCGGCGACGAGCCGGACGACAAAGACGCCGACGAGGAAGCTGAGCGCCTCAATGCCGAGCAGCAGGGCGCGAGCGAATGAACGTCCAGAACTGGATCCGCGAGGCGACGACGACGAAGCGCAAGCGGGTCGTCCTCCGCCCGATCTCGGCCACCTACGCGTTCGAGGCTGCCTTGCTGGCGCCGACGAACAAAATCCTGAAGCGGATGGCCGCCCAGGTCGCCCAGGATGTCCTGCCGGCGACGATCTCGGCCAAGCGCCAGATGATGCGTGATGACCTGAACTGGTTCGAGCGCGCCATGCGGGCGCTGCGGGATTTCGCAGACGGCTTCGTCGATGGGCTCCGCTCCGAATGGCGCGACGCCTTCGACACGGAGGAAGGGCGCAACCGCAGGAAGTGGAACGAGGCTGTCCGGTCTGCGATCGGCATCGACCTCGGCGCCGTGCTTCAAGCTGAAGGCATCGGCGGCACGATCGACGCGGCGGTGCTCCGCAACGTCTCCCTGGTGCGCGGTCTGTCTCAGGACGTTGCCAAGCGGCTCTCGGCCAAGCTGCTCGACGGTCTGACCCGCGGCCTCAACAACCGCGAGATCGAGAAGATCATCACGACCGAGTTCGGCATCGCCCGCCGGCGCGCCAAGCTTATCGCCCGAGATCAGGCTGGCAGCTTCAACGGCGATCTGAACCGGATTCGGCAGACCGCCATGGGCGTCACGGAATACGTCTGGTCGACATCCCTTGACGAGCGCGTCCGCGGCAATCCTGAGGGCAAATATCCGAACGCTCGCCCGTCCCACTGGGCGCGCGAGGGCAAGACGTTCCGCTGGGATAAGCCGCCGTCTGACGGCCATCCCGGGCAGCCGATCAACTGCCGCTGCACCGCGCGGGCGGTCATCGAGTTCTGAGACGCGCAGGGGCGCTGAGCGAACCTCCCGTTCGACAACCGGGGAAGGTCGCAAGGCAGGGCCCTGCCGACGAGGGACAACGGGCGGCCTTGTCCTCGTCGGCCCCTCCGAGTTTCGCCCGAGAGGCATCCATGCTCTTCACCGACAAGATCGCCCTATCCGGCACGCGCCGGACCGGGGACGGCTACCTTGTGGCCGATGCCCGCGTCGCCCGCACAGGCATCCAGATCTATCTCGGCCGCGAGGTCGGGAAGCCTGAGATGGAGCAGGTCCGAGTGTTCCGGCCCGAGGCCGAGGTGTTCAGCGACAAGGCGCTCGCCTCGTTCGCACATCGGCCCGTCACGAATGACCACCCCGCCGAAGCTGTCGGCGCCCGCAATTGGAAGCAGCACAGCGTCGGCATGACGGGCGGCGATATCGCCCGCGACGGCGAGTTCGTCCGCGTGCCGATGACCGTCATGGACCAGGCGGCGATCGACGCCGTCGAGGCCGGCAAGCGCGAGCTCTCCATGGGCTACGCCTGCGACCTCGATTTCACAGCCGGCACCACCCCGGCCGGCGAAGCCTACGACGCCATTCAGAAGAACATTCGCGGGAACCATCTCGCGATTGTCGATGCCGGCCGCGCCGGTCCTCAATGCCGCATCGGCGACAGCTGGGCGGACCTCTCACCAACCAAGGAGCCCTTGAGCATGAAGACGCTCATGGTCGACGGGATCACCGTCGAGATGTCCGATACGGCTGTTCAGGTCGTGTCGAAGGTCCTGCAGCAGCTGTCCGACGCCAAGGCGACGGTCGATGCGCAGGACAAGAAGATCGGCGAGCTCAACACCGCCGTTTCGACCAAGGACGGCGAGATCGCCGTGCTCAAGAAGCAGGTCGAGGACGGCAAGATGACGCCGGCCCAGATCGACGCGGCCGTCCAGGCGCGCCAGGCGGTCATCGCCGACGCCAAGGCCATCACCGGCGCCGACATCACCGCCGACGGCAAGACCGACGTCGACATCCGCCGTGCCACCGTCGAGGCCAAGCTCGGCGATGCTGCGAAGGGCATGGATGACGCCGCCATCGACGGCGCCTTCAAGGCCCTGCGCGCGTCTCTCGGCGATGCCGATCCGGTTCGCGGCGTCATCAAGGACGGCATCAAGGTCAACGCCAACGACGCCTGGGGCGACAACGCTTTCGCCGCGGCCGGCGTCACCATGAAGAAGGGGGCGTGAACGATGGCACAGCTCAACGAGAACCGGGGCACCGCCAACTTCCTCGTTTCCGAGGCGAACGGCATGTATCGCTCCCGCGACGTCGGGACCGTGGCCGCGGGCGCAGCGCCTGGTCTTCAGCCGGGCACCATCCTCGGCAAGCTCGACAGCGGCGGCAACTACGTCGCCTACGACCCGGCCGTAACGACGGGCGCGGAAGATATCGCCGGCATCCTCTTCGAGGCGGCGGTCGGCACCGTCAAACGCACCATCATCACCCGCGATTGCGAGGTCAACGGCGCTCACCTGGTCTATCAGGCCGGCGCCAACGACGCTGCGAAAGCGACCGCCAATGCGGCCCTGAAGGCCCTTGGCATCATCGTTCGCTGAAGGAGCCGACGACATGGCATCCATGGACATCTTCAATTCGTCGGCCTTCTCCATGACCTCGCTGACCGGCGCGGTCGAGAAGATCGGCTACAAGCCGCAGCTGCTCGGTCAGCTCGGCATCTTCGAACCCATGCCGGTTCGCACTCGGTCGGTGTTCGTCGACCGGCGCGAGAACAAGCTGGTTCTGATCCCCTCCAGCCCGGTCGGCGCTCCGCCGAAGGAGCTGGTCGTCGATCCCCGCAATGCCGTGCCCCTGAAGACGGTGCGCCTCGCCGAAGGTTTCACGCTCTACGCCGAGGAGATCCAGGGCATTCGCGCCTTCGGCTCCGAGTCGGAGTTCGCTCAGGTCCAGGCCGAGTACCTCCGTCGAATGGCGAAGGTGCGCGACGACATGGACCTCACCCACGAGTACCACCGCCTCGGTGCGCTCCAGGGTCTGCTTCTCGACGCTGACGGCACGACGGTGATCTACAACTACTTCACCGAATTCGGCGTCAGCGCCCCGGCCGCGATCGATTTCGATCTCGACAACGCGAACCCCGCGCCTGGGGCAGTTCGGCTGAAGTGTGCGTCGGTCATCCGCTCGATGGCTCGTTCGGCGGGCGGTGCCTTCACGCCGTCCACCACCGTGCACGCGCTGGCGGGTGACGGCTTCTATGATGGGCTGATTTCGCACCCCGAGGTCGAGAAGACCTACCTGAACTGGGCGGCGGCTGCCGACCTCCGCCAGGATCGGTCGTGGCAGACCTTCGTCTATGGCGGGATCGCCTGGCACAACTACCGCGGGACTGACGACAACTCGACGGTCGCCATCCCGACCGACGAGGCGAAGTTCTTCCCGGTCGGAGCTCGAGACGTCTTCAAGAAGGCGCAGGCGCCGGCAGAGTTCGGCCCCTACATCAACACGCTCGGTCTCGACACCTACGCGATCAACATTCCCGATCGCGACCGTCAGGCCTGGACCCGCGGCGAGCTCTATTCCTATCCGCTGTATTTCTGCCAGCGGCCGGATGTGCTCCGCAAGGCGACGAGGACCTGATCATGCCGGTCTATCTCATCAAGAACGGCTCGCACGTCGACAAGGCCTTCAAGGTCTACGGCGGGCACGAGATCGTGCGTGCCGGAGACCAGGGCACTGTCGAGACGCTCGATCCGCTCAGCGACGAAATGCTGGCGGCGCTTGAGCGGGATGGCGTCGAAGTCTCCGAAGGCGACGCCAAGCCCGCGGCGCCCAGCGGCCCGGTGGCTCAGCACCGCGGCGGCGGCCGCTACTTCGTGATGGATGGCGACGTTCCCCTCGGCGAAGCCATGTCGAAGGACGACGCCGAAGCCTTCAATGCCCTGTCCGACGAGGACAAGGCCGCCTTCCTCAAGAAGGACTGAGCCATGCCCAAGGCTCCGCTCTACACCGTGACCAACCCGGCCAAGGAGCCCCGGTTCGCGATGATCGGCGTCCGCAAGGAGCCGATCGACGCCGGGCTGTCCAAGGAACTCGCGATCAGCGCCGAGACCGCGCTGGCGCTGGTTGGGCAGGGCTTCAAGGTCACCGATCCCGACGGCAAGGCCGTCGCCGGCAAGAAGGCCAAGGCCGACTGATGTCCTACGCGCTCCCGACGCTCGATCAGTTCCGGACGAAGTTCCCGACCTTCGCGGGCGTCGCGGATGACACCATCACTGCGGCGATCCAGGAGGCGTCGGCTTCGGTCGATCAATCCTGGATCGAGGCCGACTATCGGCCGGCGATCCTCTATCTCGCCGCGCATATCCTGACGGTCGACGGCGCGCTGTATGGCGATCTCGGGTCGATTGGCGGCGTCATCGGCGCCGGGCTCGTCTCCGAAGCCAAGGTTGGCGATGCACAGGTGAAGCTGGCCGGATCAGCGTCCGGCGGCTCCGGAGCTGGCAGCGGTTCGGGGCTGGCGAGCACGCCCTACGGCCTCCGCTACCGGGATCTCCTCCGCCGCAACCAGCCTGCCGTCGCACTTGTGTGAGTCATGGTTCAGATCAGGACGAAGGTGACACTGCGCCGGCGCGGCAACCTGGCGAACCACATCGCCAAGATCGAGAAGGGCGTCGAGGGGCCGAAGGCGGTCAAGGTCGGCTTCCCGAAGGGTAAGGCCGACGCCGACGTCGTCTCGATAGCGATCTGGAACCACTTCGGAACCTCGCGCGGAATCCCGCCGCGGCCCTTCATCACGATCGCCATGTTCAAGAACCGACGCGAGATCCGCGCCGCTCTGCGCAAGATCGCGAAGGGCGCCGTCGAGAACCGCACGCCGCTTGCGGTCCAGATGCCCAAGCTGGGGGCGCTCGGTGCCGGCAAGATCCAAGACCAGATCGCCGCGAACACGCCGCCCCCGAACGCGCCTTCGACGATCCGGCAAAAGGGTTCGACCGCCACGCTGATCGATACCGGCCGGATGCGCCAGAGCGTGACCTGGGAGATCGACAAGTGAGCCTGTTCGCGCTTGCGGGCCTGGCGGTCGATCTCGCGGCAACGCCCCACACGCTTCGGACCAACCCGCCGGGCACCTACGTCGAGGGCGAGTGGACGCAGGGCGCGGTCGTCGAGACGCCGATCCGCGCCGCGATGCAGGCTCCGTCCGCCCGGGATCTCGAAAGCCTGCCGGAAGGCGAGCGGACCGAGGGCCTCGTGACGGTCTGGTCCCGATCGCCGCTGAACACGGCCGATGAGGACGACGCCACCCGGACAGACGAGATCATCAACACTGCAGGCGAGGCCTTTCGCATCGTCCGCGTCCTGCACCGTACCGAGGCCGGCTTCTACAGAGCGATCGCGAGGCTGACCAAATATGATCGAGGACGAAGCGTACCGGAGCCTCCGCACCTACCTTAAGCGGGTCGACGACAACGCCTCGCTGATCACTCCGACCCGCGAGAAGCTCGTCGACATCATCCGAGACAACCAGAACGCGCCGCGGCCGAAGGGCCCGTATGCGATGATCCAGTTCCTGACGGATCGCGACACCGGCGAGATCGACGGCGAGTGTTACGAGAACCGGCAGATCGGCGGCGAAGATCGCGTCGTTTTGTCCAAGCACCGCGGCGTTGAGCTTCTCTTCCGGGTGCACGTCTACGCCCCGCGCCCGGTTGACTATGCCGGCCTGCTCTTGGCGGGCCTGCGCAGCGGCGAGGCGGCCGTCTGGATGGCTCCGTTCCTGGTGCGCGAGGTCGGCGAGGCCACCCGCGCACCTGAAATGGTCCAGCAGACACCAGAGGGGCGCGCCCAGTTCGACGTCACCGTCGGCACCATCGCCACCGATCAACTGCTCGTCGACGTCATCGAGACCGGCGAGGTCACCTTCGAAGGGCAGGGCGGGGCAACCGTCACTCGCTCGCTCACCTTCACCAAGCCGTAGGAGCCGCACATGGCGCGCTTGCCGTATTCCCGCGTCGTCGATGTCACGCTGACGCGGCAGGACCGCTTTGCCGTTGCGACCGGCTTCTCGGTCTCGCTGATCGTGCAGACCGATGAGGTTGCGGGCATCCTGGATGCGACGCACCGGACCAAGCTCTATTCGACCTTGCTTGAGGTGGCGGCCGACTTCGCGGACAGCGACGACGCCTACAAGGCGGCTGCGGCCATGTTCGCGCAGAATCCGCGGCCTCGGCAGATCAAGATCGGCTATCGCAACCCGGCCAACTCGATCACCTCCGAGCTCAATGCGATCTATGCGGCCGATCCGGACTTCTACTGGATGGGCTTCACCGCGGAGATCCGCGACACGATCGACCAGCAACTCGCCGCCGACTGGGCCGAAGGCAAGCCGGTTTTGATGGGGCTGGAATCGAACGACGTCAGCACCGAGACGCCTGCGGCGGAGCCCGACAAGACGGCGACGGTCACGATCACCATCGCAACGCCGGGCGTCGTCTCCTGGGCGGCGCACACACTGCAGGATGGCGACCAGGTCATCCTCACCACGACCGGCGCGTTGCCGAGCGGGCTCACGGCTGGAACGAGCTACTACGTCGTCAACGCGTTGCCGGGCACCTTCCAGCTTTCCGCCACGCCCGGCGGCTCGGCGATCAACACGACCGGCAGCCAGAGCGGCGTTCACACCGCGACCTCGCCCCAGTACGGCGGCTCGATCGCCGAATACATCAAGTCGAAGGGGTACGACCGCTCGCACGTCTTCTACCATACCGACGCGACGCTCTATCCGGCCCTGGCGCTCACCGCCTTCTGCTCGACCCGCGACCTCGATCGCGGCAACCTGCAGGCCGCCCAGCGCGGCGACATCAACAGCGGCAACGCCTACACCGCCAAGTTCAAGAAGCTCGCCGGCATCACGCCGCTGAACAAGAGCTCGGCGGTCGCGCAAGCGATCACTGGCTTCGTGCCCGGCCTCGGCCTAAACCCGGCGCAGGGACATTTCGCCAACACCTATGTCGACATCGGCGGCCTGCCGATGGTCGTCGAGGGCTCGGTTGGTTCCGGTGCCTTCATCGACGAGATCCATGCTTCCGACTGGATCGTGGCCCGCATGCAGGAAGCGCTGCTCTCCACGCTCGCGAACAACCCCCGCGTTCCGTACACGAATCCCGGTGTCGGCATCCTGACGAACACGGTCGACGGCGTCATGCGCCGGGCGGTCGCCGCCGGGGTCGTCGCATCGGACTTCGGTGAGGACGCGACCGAGATCGTTCCTGAGTACACGATCAGCGTCGATCGGGTCGAGAACATCCCGGCCTCGCAGCGGCGCAACCGCATCGCCCCCGACATCAAGGTTGATTTCCGCTACGCCGGCGCGATCCATTACGCCTCGGCCTCGATCACGCTTCGGTTCTGAAGGGAGCCTGACCCATGGCCGTGAACTGCGCGCCCCTGACGCTCTATGATTTCCGCAACGTGGTCGTCACGATCGACGGTCGCCAGGTCATCGGCCTGTGGGAGGGGGACGACGCCGTCGTCGTCGAGCGCCCGACGGACCTGGGCTCAGCCCTGACCGGGGCCGACGGCGCCTCAGTGGTCTCGATCACTGCGGACCAGTCCGCCACCGTCACGCTGAAGCTGCAGCCGAACTCGGCGATGAACGCCTATCTCGAGCAGGCTGTGAAGCTGGTCCGCATGGGCTCGCAGCGCCTGCTGAACATCGCCATCCGCGATACTTCGACGGGCGAGGGCGGCGGCTGCTCGGCGGCAGTCGTCATCCGCGAACCGTCGAAGTCGTGGGGCGCTGCCGCGACCGAACGCGAGTGGCAGATCTTCTGCAACTGCTGGCAGGAGAATGACATCTCCTACAACCCGGCGGCCTAATCCTTCGGCTTCAGGCTTGCCATCAGGTCGAACGGCGTCGGTATCGGGATCGGGCTGAGGCCGCTCATCTGCTGGGGCGCGATCCCCAGCTTGACGGCGATGCATTGAATGATCGCCGTCTGCATGATGGCGAATTCGCGGAGCTGCGAGACCTCCTGCTGGAGGCGGTCGAGCCGTTCGGTCGTGTCGTCAGTCATCGGATTTGATGCATTACCTCGTTGACGCCTGAGATGAATTTATCGGCCGCTGCGCGGTCCATGCGTGGGTTCAAGCAGGTTTTCACAAGAGCCTTCGACCTCCTCAGGATCTCGTTCCGTCCGACTCCGAGCTGCCCGGTCTTATCCAACTCGTGTAGCAATGCGGCGAGTATCGATTGGACCGCCAGCCAGCGGACATCGTCGTCTTTCCCCATCCTGTGCCCCAGAACCCATTATTGAAATTCCCCTAGGTCATCGAAGCGGATCTCTCGGGATTTCGCAACGGGACATTCGGAGAAGTCGTCCCGTGGCCTGTTCCCGCTGCCTAGCTGCGCGCCAAGCGCTGAAAGACGCTGCCGTCAAGGCCGCTCGCGGCCAGATCCGGACCGCGGCTTCATCCGTCCGCGAAGCCATCGACCACGCGCGCGAGAGCGATCGCATCCGCGCCATAACCCGCAGGGAGCCTCATGGCCGAGAAGAAGTTCGGCAGCGACACCTATCGCTGTGACAAGGTCGACGCGGAAACCGGCATCCGTCTCCTGATCAGGACGTCGAAGATGTTCGGCCCGGCTTCGGCGGTGATGATCGCGCTGACGGAGAAGGACAAGGCGAAAGCCGAAAGCATGTCGATGAGCGCCATCGCGGAGTTCATCGGCAAGCTCGACGAGGACGACGCGATCGCCTACGTCAAAGACCTGATCGGTATGTGCCGCTGCAATGGGGAGCCGGCCGTGTTCGGTGTGACCCCGCAGGACATCGGCGAGATCTTCCAGGTGGCCTACTGGGTTCTGGAGGTCCAGTTTCGCGATTTTTTGGGCGCGAGCTTGGCCAAGTCGGGCGGCCGGCCGTCCCTGGTCAAGGTCTGACGCCGAGCCAGTTCAAGCGCGTCGCTCCCAACCTGGTCGAGCGGTCCTGGCTCCTCCGTCCGGTCATGGCCGACCCGCCGCTCTGCTCCCTGGCAGAGATCAAGACCATCCTGACGATTGACGACATCGCCGACCTGCATGAGGTGCTCGACCTGAAAGAGCACCTGGCGGCGAAGGCGGCGGAGAGGACGGGACGACCGACGGGCTGATCCCCTTCCCGAATCCGCCCCGTCGCCGCATCCTGCCGCAAACGGGAGGTGAGCATGCGCGCGATCGTGGTTGCGGGGATGATGGTGGTCGCTGGGGTGGCCTGCGGGCAGGAAAAATGGGCTCGCGACGCCGTAATCGGCTCCGTCGCTGACATTACCGCGGGCGCCAGCTTTTGCGGCTTCACCGTCGATCGCTCTCAGATCGATGCTCATCTGGCAGCCAGCGGCTTCAAAAGGGACGATCCAACGCATTCTGGCGCGCTTGATCGAGACTTCGCGCTGCATAGCATGGTCTGGCAAGGCGCCAACGCCGCAGCGCAGACAACGTCGGAAGGAAAAGCGGCCCTACAGGGCCGCTGCGGTCAGCTCTGGGATGCATTCGGCCCGGACGGGATAGTCCGCAAAGGCCTTCTCTCAAAGAAATAGCCACCCAAAAGGGGTTCGAATGATCGTTGAGGAACTTGTCGCGCGCCTCGGCTTTTCGGTCGAGGGGCTCGAAAAGCTGCGCCGTGCTGCGCAGATGTTCCAGAGGCTTCAAAGAGCCATTGCCGCATTCGCGATGGCGATCGCCAAGCGGCTCGGTCGCGTGGCCGTCATCTTGGCGCGCGTCACCGGCAGGTTGGCGAAGTTCGGTGCGTCGTTCATCGCACGGTCGGCGCTGATCACTGGCGCTGCGACGGCTGCCCAGGCTGCACTGATGAAGCTGGCGGCCGGCTTCGCGAAAGCGCGGCAGGCGAGCATCGACCAAGCGTTCGTCAACGGAATCGATCCGCGGCAGCTTGCCCTGATCGAGAACCTGATGGTGCGGGTCGGCGCCGGCGCTAAGGATGCACAGAAGTGGATCGGGGAGTTTGCTCAGAAGGTCCGCGATGGCGTTCGCGAGGGCGGAGACTGGTCGGATGCTCTCGCAAAACAGGGCGTTCGCCTGAAGGATGCCAAGGGCCGGGCGAAGTCGTATTCCCAGGTGATCGATGACGTTCTGAAGGCCGCAGACAAGATCAAGGACAGCGACAAGCGGCGTGAGTTTCTGACCGAAGCTCTTGAGGGGGCGCCCGATGAGCTGATCGCCAAGCTCCTCCAGGCCACGAGCGCTTTCAAGACCTGGCAGAAGCTCGTCGCCGACACCCGCAAGAGTGGCGGCAACCTGTCGCCCGGCGATATCCTCAATGCCGGCGATATCACCGATGCGTTGGGGCGTCTCGGGGTGGCTCTGAAGGGCTTCACCGACGCAATCGGCTCCGGCTTGATGGCGGCGTTCGCCTCCGAGTTCCGCAAGCTCGGTGACGCCGTCGCGAGCGTGGCGACCGACGAGAACCGAGATCGGCTGCGCTCATTTGCCGGCACTATCGCGAACTTCCTGGTTCGAGTTCGCGAAGGCGGGTTCATTGTGCTCAGCAAGGTCGGCGATGCGATTTCGGCTATCGTTTCCGCGGCTGCTCAGATCGATGAGGCTACTGGTGGCCGGCTGAAGACTCTGGCGATCGGACTCGCAGCAATCATGGCAGCGGTTGGCACGGCTGTGCTCGCCTCAAGCCACCCCCTCGTCGTCATCTCGGCCGCGATCACCGGGCTGTTGGCGCTCCTCGCGGAGCTCCAGCGCTGGAATAGCGGCGAGGAGAGCCCTCTCGGCGGCTTCTTCAGCTCCATCGCCTCCGCGGCCAACACCGCGAAGGAGGCCGTTGTCGGCCTCGCCGAAGCGCTCAAGTCGATCCCCGGATTCAACTTCCTGGGCCAGCAGCAGGTCCCGGTTTCCGCCAAGGAAGGCGGCCGCAAGGCCGGCGAGATGATCCAGGGCTTGATCAAGAAGCAGGCCGAGATTTCGATCAACTCCGTTGCGCCGAAGGTGGCGGCGGATCGCGCTGCGTCGACGGTCAACAACCAGAGCTATGAGCAGAACAACAACTTCGGCGGCGTGACGGTCAACGCCTCGGGCCTTGAAGGGGTCGCTGCGGCTGCCGAGCGCGGCGTGAAGGCCGCGGCTGGCAATATCCGGATGAATACCGCCACTGCGGGGGCAGGGACGCCATGAAGGTGGCCGTTAGCTTTGATGCGTCGGAGTTCGAGCGCGATCTAGCGCTTCTTGCCGAAGCTGCCGAGCGATTTCCGGAGATCGGCGATGGTCTTGTCGAGCTTTTCGAGGCCGGCGAGCAAATGATCGTGGTCGAGATGGATCCGCTCACCGCACCGCTCGCAGGTGAACTGATCGTGCGTCTGAATCCATCCGATCGTCTTCGTGTGCTTTTGGCCGCAGTCTGGGCACGGAACGGTGAGCTCGGCCTTATTGAACATTCACAGTCTCCCGAGGTCGCCGGCTGACGCTGGCATTCCGCTGCGGAAGAGTCGAATCTCATGAGCTGCGTCCTTGTCAGCCGCGCGATTGGCGGTGTCTTTGTCGACGTCGTCATTTCTGAAGAGCACGAGTCGTCATTGACGATCGCAGAGCACCCTGTGGAGCGCGGCGCGAAGATCAGCGACCATGCCTGGCGAGAGCGCCGACGAGTGATCCTCGAGGGCGTCGTAGATCAATCCCGATCGGTGTCGGCCTATGAGCAGTTGCTCGCCGTCCAGGAAGAGGCCGAGCCATTCAGCCTCGTAACCGGGCTGAAGGTCTACGAGAACATGCTGATCGAGCGGATTACGGTCAGCCGCGACAAGGAATATTCGCGCGTCCTCAAATTTGAGGCCGAGTGCAGCGAAGTCAAAATCGTCAATACCGAGGCCAGCGCCGGCGGCGGTTCCAGCTCGGACGATAAGGCCCAGGGGACGACACGCCGCGGTCAGGTCGCGGCCCGGAGCTCGAGCCCGCCGCCTAAGACCATGTCCACGATCGAGGCGGCGGTTGCGCAGTGATCACCAGAGAATTGACCATCCTCGACGCTCCGTCCCAGGCGTTCACGACGACGCTTGCCAGCAAGCGCTGCGACTTCGTCGTGAACTTCAGCGCCTGGGCGAACCGTTGGAGCTTCGACCTCGACGTCGACGGTGTCCGCGTTCTCTCTGGGCGGAAGATCGTGCTTGGTGTCGACCTGATCGCTCCGTTCAATCTCGGCATCGGCAGCTTAGTCGCAGCCTCTTGGGGTGACGACGAGGCCGAGCCCGGCCGCACGGAGCTCCCCTCCGGCCGCGTCCGTCTTTTCCACATCGAGGTGGCATGAGCGTTCGTCAGTGGCTTCGAGACGTTGAGTTGACCGTATCGGGAAAGGCCGGAACGCTCACGATCCGCGACCTCAAGATCGACTTCAGCATCACCAAGACGATCGGCTCGAAGAACAACTCCGCGACGATCTCGATCTGGAACCTGACCAAGAGCCATCGCCGGCAACTCGGCGAGGAGTTCGACAAGATCGAGCTGAAGGCCGGCTACAAGGGTGGTCCCGTGTCCACCATCTTCAAAGGCACCATCGAAGACGTCGAGCATTCCAAGGAAGGCGCCGACGTCAAGTCCGAGATGACCTGCGGAGACGGAAACGAGGCGACCCAGAAAGGCGCGGTTAGCCGCACGTTTCCGGCCGGCACGAAGCCGAAGGAGATCATGGAATATGTCATCGGCGAAATGCCGGGCGTAACCAAGGGCGAGTTCAAGGGCGTCGACGACCTCCCGGCCTACAAGCGGCCTGTGACGGTCTACGGGTGGGCAGCATCGGAGCTCGACAAGATCGGCCGAGAGCACAAGCTCTATTGGAGCATCCAGAGCGGTGAAGTTCAGGCCGTCCGCAACGACGAGGTTCTACCGGGAACGACGGTTATTTCGAGCGAGACCGGCATGATCGGCATTCCGACCGTCACCGACAAGGGCGTCCGTGTGAAGGCTCTGCTCAATCCGAATATCGCGCCGGGCCGGCAGATCGACGTCCGCTCGGACTTCCTCGACGAGGAAAGCGCCCGAGACAAGCGGGCGACGGACGACGGCGGCGGGCTTTTCCGCGTTTCCGAGGTCACGTTCAGCGGCAGCAACCTGGGCGAAGAATTCTATGTCGAAGCCGAGGCGAGCCGTGTCGAAGGCGGCAAGGCGGTGAAGTGATGGCCGGCTATCAAGGCAACGCGACCCGCAAGGACTTCATGGAGTTCATTGCTGGCTCCGTCGAAGCGGGCATTCGCGAGGTCAACACGACCTATGACGCGACGATCGTCAGCTATGATCGCACGACGCAGCTCGCGACGATCCAGCCGAAACTGAAACGCAAGTTCGGCGACAAGGAGTTGACTGCTCCCCCGTTGGAGAAGGTCCGCATCTCGATGCCGGCCGGCGGCGGCTTTGGCGTGCATTACGATATGCAGCCCGGCGACCCCGTCGTGGGCCATGCGCGCATGCGCAGTACCGACACCAGCCAGGGTGACGGTTCCGACTCCAACGCCGCGCCGGGCCGAATGCACGACCTTTCCGATAGCATCGCCTTCCCGGGCGGCGGCGCTGATACGGTCAAGATGGACAACATGCCGGCCGGCGGGGCTCACTTCGGCTCCAAGGACGGCAAGAGCGGGTTGCAGACGCGGGCAGGGGGCTCTTCGGCGATCGTCGGCGGGCCGAGTGGCTCCGACAAGCTGACCGTCTCTGCCGCTGGCAAGATCGACTTGAAAGGCGAGAACGGCGACAGCCTCTTCCAGATCATCCGCGATTTGGCCGAAGTGTTCCGCAACCACACCAATGCCGGCGACCCGCTCGACAGCCCCTACGTCGCTGCGGCCGACGCCATCATCGCCAGATTGGATGCCATCCATGGCTGAGTTCGTCGGGCTGTCGATCCAGCCTCACAACGATCTTCGCCTCGATGAGACCGGCTCACCGCTTCTCGTCTTCGACGCGGAGGCGATCGGCGAGCACATCCGGCAGCGTGTCATGTTTTGGCGCCGGGAATGGTTCCTGAACGAGGACGCTGGCGTCGAATGGACGAAGTACGTCCTCGGCCGGCCACCCTCAGAGCTCCCGCTTGCCGAGAGCATCATCAAAGCCGAGATCGCGGCGACGCCCGGCGTGACCGAGATCCTCGAATTCAGCGCGGTCTATGACCGTGCATCGCGCGGCCTGCGCATTGAGCGCTGTCAGGTCGCAACCGTCTTCGACGATATCGTCGACATCCAGTTCTGAGGTTCCGATGGCCTATGGCGTCGTTCCAAGCGGCTTCGATCTGAAGCGGCTGCCGGAGATCCTTGCCGATATCCAGGCGGCGAACATCGCTACCTTTGGGCCCGGCGTGATCCAGACGGATCAGTCTCCTCTGGGCCAGCTCAACGGCTTGCATGCCGACCTCGCGGCTTCGCTTTGGGAGCTCGCGCTTTCTGTCTATCAGAGCCTCGACCCCGATCAGGCTGAGGGCGCTCGCCTCGATCAGGTCGCGAAGCTGCGGTTGCTGACGCGCGCGCCTGGCGAGAGCGACATCGATTTCCGGCAGGCGATCACGAACGCCGGCCGTGCCCGCATCGATATGAGCGATCTGTCGCAGGCCCTCTCTGCGCTGCCGGGCGTGACCTGGGTCCAGACCTACGTGAACGATGGCGATGCAGCGGACGCCGACGGGATCAATGCCCATAGCGTTGCGGTCGCCATCCTCGGCGGGGATGACGACGAGATTGCCAAGACAGTGCGCGCCTATGTGGTGCCCGGGATCGGCACCTATGGGAACACGACGCTCGAGACGACGATCGAGGGGTTCTGTCGATCGATCAAGATCATCCGCCCTGCCGTCGTTAACGTCACGATCGAGGTCGACGTCGAGGCTCAGCCGGATCGGAACGGCTGCCCGCCTCCTTCGGCCCTGGCGATTGCCTCAGGCCTGGCGCAGTCGCTCACTGGGACCAGCCGGCCGCGCAACGGGCAGGATGTTACCGAGTTCCTGGCCCGTCAGGCGATTGAGAGCCGATACCCGAACATCCGCGTCGTGGCCGTCCGCGCGAGCAGGACGCCGGCGGCGGTCGGAGCGGTCCCGGTCGCCATCGACTTCTTCGAGATCATGGCCGTTTCGGCTGATCGCATCACGGTAATCCCGCAGTGACCGAGCGCGCTTGCCCAACCGGTGGAGAGCTTGTCGAGGAGGAGATCGATAAGGTCGCGACCGAGTATCGCGAAGCGGCCAAATTCCTCGGCATGGTTCGCGCCTACCTCGCGCAAACCGAGGATGCGGCGATCAAGCTCTGCGCCTTGCCGGATTTTTTCGACATCGACAGCGCCGTCGGCGACCAGCTGACCATCATCGGGAAATGGCTCGGCCTCCAGCGCTGCCATTGCGTCTGCGAAGCGCCGATGGTCTTCGGCTTCCGATGCGGTGATTTCGCTTCATCCGATCGTATCGCCGGCTTCTGCGAGCACGGAACGACCTGGTCTTCCTGCCCATCGCTCGGCAATGGCGAAATCTGCATCTCGGATGACGAGATCTTCCGCGGCTTCGTCAAGGCGCGCCGGTATCAGGCGCTCGGCCTCTACGACATCGCATCGCTGCAGGCGGCGGCGCGACATATCTGGGGGAACGCGGCGTCCGTCGTTTCGAGCAAAGTCGGCAGTGTCACGCTCGCGCCGGGCCGTGCACTGAGCGATTTCGAGACCATGCTCGTCCCGGTGGCCTTCCGTGTCCTGCCAATTGCTCCGGGCATCAAAGGCCTGATTCACTACGGGACCGGCCCGATCTTCGGCTTCGGAGCGGGGTGGGGAGGATTCTGCGAAAGCGCGGAATTCATCTGCCCTACCGATCCCAACACCTACACCTGCGCCTGATCTGAGGAGCCTCCATGGCCGCCATCAACTTGCCCTTCGCGGCGAGCGCGACGAAGCGCGCGCCCAATGCGGACGAGCTCGCGAACGGATTTCCCTGCGGCGACGCCGACAAGCAGCTTTTCGATTGGCTTGAATGGTGGCTGACGGGTCAGATCGCGACGGCCATCACCGAGGGCGGTCTGACCGTCGACAGCGCGCTCCTACCGCGGCTCGCGCAGGCCATCCAGTCCGGCAAATCGACCTATGCTGTCGCAACCGGCACCGCGAATGCCTGGGTGGTTGCGCCAAGTCTCGCCGTGCCGGCCTACGCCGCCGGCCGCGTGCTCAACGTCATCGCGCCTGCGACCAACACGTCGACAACCGTGAATGCGGACATCAGCGGCCTCGGGAACCGACGGGTCAAGAAGTCGGATGGCAGTGATCCTGCTGTTGGCGATCTCGTTGCGGGCCGCGTGTACGCTACCATCGACGATGGCACGAACATCCGCATCCTGACGCCGCTGCCGAGCGATGCGGTTGCCGCGGTTGCCGCTGCCGCGCCGGTCGGCGGCAACTGGATCTGGTCGCAAAACCTCGCCAACAACGTCATCACGACGTTGACCGGCAGCGCCTACGGGGGCGAAGGCGCGGCCAATCTGGGAGACTCGACCTTCAGTGGCGGTATTCTCACGTTCGGCGCGCAGACGGCCGGGCTCTGGCTCATCTCGTTCTCGGGCGTTTCCGTGAGCGCGACGACCGACCTCTTTCTCTCCAATATTTTCAACAACTCCGGATCGCTCGGCGCCGCCACGGCGCAGACCTCGCAATCGGCCCCGTCCGGCACGGCTATTACGGTCAAGCGCTTCGTCGCCGGCGACAACATGCGCTTCACCGCCAGGCAGATCGTCGGTGCGAGCCAGGTGATCTCCGGCCGCCTCAATGCTGTTCGCCTCGGAGCCTGAGCATGATCGAGATTCCCTTCACCTCGGCGGATGACGCCATCCTCGTCATGCAGGCTCTGACCGAGCCAGCGCGCATGTCCGCGTTCTACCAGCCTCCAGATGGCGCGGCACGCGCGCTGATCCATGTCGCGGAAGAGTTTGCTCCCGAAGTGCAAGCGCTCGCGGCTGACCTGCCTTCGGCCCGCAAGTCGGTGTTGCTGGCCTATGCGGCCGATTTGCGGTGGCGAAAGGAGGTCGGTGGCATCACCGTCGCGGGCGTTCCCGTGGCGACCGATGACCGCGCCAAGGTGATGATCACCGGGGCCCGCGTCGCCGCCACAGTCGATCCTCAGTGGTCGACCGTCTGGCACGGCGCCGATGGAAATACATACCCGGTCGATGCCGCTGCCATGATCGCGATCAGCGACGAAGTGCAGGCACATGTGAATATCGGCTTTGCGACTTTCGCAGCGGTCAAGGCCGATATCGAGGCGGGAACGATCACCACGACAGCGGAAATCAATGCGGCCTTTGCGGTCTGATTGCCGCGGCGCGGCATGAGCCAGTCTGCCGGCCGCTAACCGGGGGGCCTGGCAAGCGGCCGGCAGTGCCTCGATCGCTGCTTCGGGACCACGGGGCCCCCGACGCGACGTCAACAATCTGAGCTTTCGCAACCCGCCCTGACCGGCGGGTTTTTCATGCCCGGAGAAAACATGACGAGCTCGTTCAAGGGGGCCGCGAGGCGCCTGACCGATACCGACTTGCCTCGCATCGGCGCGATCATCGGCGTCGGTGAGGACGTGCTTCACGCCGTCATGGATGTTGAAGCGCCGAAGAGCGGCTTTGATGCTCAGGGCCGGCCGCGCATCCTGTTCGAGCCGCACATCTTCTACCGCGAACTCGGGCCGGGGCCGAAGCGTGATCGCGCCGTGCGCGAAGGGCTGGCCTATCGGAACTGGAAATCTGGCGCCTACGGCTCCGAGGGTGGCCAATACGATAAGCTTGCGCGGGCCATCGAAATCGACTGCGCGGCGGCGCTGCGATCCTGCTCCTGGGGGCGCGGACAGATCATGGGCTTCAACCACAAGATGGTTGGGTTCGACAGTGTAGACGCCATGGTCTCGGCGTTCATGGCGAGCGAAGCGGCGCAGATTGAAGCGATCGTGCGCTTCGCCGCGGCGAACAAACTGGACGGCACGCTACGCGCGGTCGACCGGATGACGCGCTCGATGCCGAACGATTGGCGGTCCTTTGCCAAGGGCTACAACGGCGGCGGCTACGAGAAGAACGGATACCACACGAAGCTGTCCGAGCGCTTCAACTGGTGGCGAAACATCCCCGACACGCCGTGGACCTTTGAGCCGCTACCGGCCGCCCCCGTAGCGCCGTCCAAGCCGGAACCCACGCTTACCGAAGAACATCCGACCACCGGCGAGCCCGGGTTCTTCGCCCGCTTCCTCTCCGCTCTCTTCCGCCGTCTGAAAGGTGCCGCATGAACGATCTGATCAAAGCCGTCATCAAGGCGGGCGGCCCGTTGCTGGGGACCGTCATTGGTGGCCCTGTTGGTACGCTGGCCGGCGCCGCAATCGGTGCTCTGGCGGAAGCGCTGGGCACGCCCGCCACCCCGGAAGCCGTCAAGCAGGCCATCGAGACGAAGCCGGGCGCGATCGAGATTGTCAAGCAGGTCGAGGCGGTCAAGGGGCCGGAGCTCTATTCGCTCCTCGCGAAAGAGGCTGAGAACTACGCGGCCATCATCTCGCAGGATGCCGTGCGCGGATGGTTCTACACGGCCTGGCGCCCGGCCGGGATGTGGCTCGTTCTGGCGATGTGGCCGTTTGCCGTGATCCTGGCCCCGTTCTTCCGCATCACGGTGCCTATGGCCGATCTGGTCGCCTTCACCGGCCTTTACCTTACCCTCTACATGGGCGGCCACACCGCTAAAGAATGGTTCAGCGCGCACTACGCGGGGCGACGTCCATGAGCGGCGGCGATCAGGTCACGATCTCCATGACGCGAGACGAGCTTTCTCAGATCATCCGCACTGCTGTTCGCGCGGAGCTCGACCATATCGGCCTGATGGTCGAAGAGGCCGATCACGTCAGCGAGGCGAGGGAGGACTTCCGGTTCGTGCGGCGCCTGCGCCTCGCCATCGACAAGACCTCGGGCATTGTCGGCAAGGTCATCGTGACCGCCATCGTCGCCGCTGTGCTGGCCGCCATCGCGAAAGGCTTCAGCATCGCCCGTTGACAGAAATGCCGACGGGCAACGGCTGCCGGCGTCCAACATGGACGGAGGTGAACCACTCCTGATCATCTCGAACTCGGAATCTAGGGAAGACTCGGCCCGCTCAGCCCTTCTGGGCTGTGCGGCTTTTTGCGTTCCAGCCCATACGAAATTACTGTCCCGAAGCGGCTGCTTGGGGGGCGTTGGGTTTGGCTGCTCTGCATTTGGGCTTTGCCGCGACGCTAGGCGTCGTCGCGTGGATCATATTCGACCTGTTCACCGGAGCTCTGACTGCTTGTCTTTTGGCTGGCGCGCTCGCATTCCTGAGGCTGGCGTTCAAAGACCGCTAGCTCTTTCGCCTTGACCGGCAGTGACGTCGGCAGTGTCAATGAACACCTTGACCGCGTGATCGAGGCCCGGCAGCTTCAGCCGCGTCTGCAGGGCGACCTCAAGCCGCCTTAGCGGACCGAGGCACCGGAGCAGTCCTCCGCGTCTGTTCCTTTACCCACATGACTTGCCCCGCTGGCTCCTGCTCGCGGGGCTTTTTCGTTGGACGGCGATCGAATGTCTTGCCCGCGGCCGAGCTTCGATCCTCACTGCAGGTCCGGACGAGGATGTGCCTGCCGAGCAATTTGAGGAACCGCGTTGGTTGCCGGGGGTTGTCTCGACGCTACGGTCCCGCATAGGTCAGCCCAATACCAAGGGGACCGTGGCGGCGATCGTCCCAAGGACGTCGCCGGAAGGGAGCCGCTCTCGCGACGGCGGCTCCTTTCCTATGTGGGACTTCGAAACGGTGTCTCAGTGCGTTAGCTGGTGCTTCGCAATCTCTACATTCGCCTGGGCGATGAACGCTTTCAGCTTGGTCAGACCTTCCGCGAAAAGCCGATCAACGGCTCCCTTCTGTCGCGATTCGATGCCGATCGTCAGTGCGCGATGCCGGTCGTATTGGCCCGGCTCCGGGAAAACGGGCCGGGCCGTTCTTGCCGCTGCGTCGCTCGCTTCGGAAGCTGCGGGGTGTCATCCCGCTCATGCGGCGAAAAGCACGAGAAAAATGCGCCGGATCCGTGTAACCCGCCGCAAAAGCCACCTCGATCAGTTTCATATCGCTGTTGCTCAGGAGAGCGGAGGCATTCTCGTATCGAGCGAGCTCGAGCAACTTTGAGTATGTCATTCCGACGATCAAAAGCTTCCGTTGGAGGCTTCGCGCGCTAGTTCCCGTCATGTTGGCAATGTCGAGTAGCGTTGGGGCGCCACAAATAAGGCAGTCGGGAAGCATGAGTTTGAGTGAGGTTAATATTTTGTTGGCGTAAGAATCATCAACTTCTAACTGCATGACTCCCCCCGGAACACATACACCACAGCTATTGAAGCTGAATTCGCCTTTGCGCGATAGATTGTTCCTTGGTCTTTGATTTCACGCAAAAGCCAAGGCAAGGCGCCGCGATCCGCTTGCACGGCTGCGATCGAGGAACGGTCGGCTACCCATGAAGATCGTTTTGATGAAGCGCGATACGCGTCTCTCGCGCGAGATCAATCAGCGCTGCACAAAATAAAATAAGCGCCGCCACAAACAGAATCGCGGCGCCATACTCATGCGCAAAATGAAACAGAGCGCTAACGAAAGCTATAATGATTATCAAGGACGTCATAATTGCAGCCATAACAGCACTAAACAATGCTCTGTTTAAAAGGGACGCGCGATGCCGCAATCGCGGAAGATCGCCTCTGAGGTAAGCTCTGGTGTCGTGCTCAGAGATGCCATGTATGTAATGCGATCGATCGATAACTCGATTTATCCTGACCATGATCACGGAAATAAACGCTGCGACCGCCCCGAGCAGAAAGGCCGGAGCAGCAACGGTCGCAATGATACGTCCAATTTGATCGATAGAGGGAGCTAGCGGGAGAATCGCCGCAATTGTCATATGCTTCTCGTGTCCATGGCCGAGTTGGAAGCTTGGATTGAGCGCAAAGAAGACTCAATATGAAATCCAAACCCTCATTCTGAGATATCAGCTCAGGCCCGCCGCCGAACTAGCGACAGCAGGGCAGAAATGCGCTCACCTCGCCTCGGAATCCTGGATTGCTGTGACCTCAGCGATGATCTGCTGCAGGCGAAGCGTTGCCTCGACTAAGGCTTGGTCATCGACCGCGATCAAGTCGCTTTCTTCCGGACCAAGCGCGTGCTGCGCGGCGGCCACCGCCGTGCTTGCCTCACTGAATAGCTCACGCAGCTTCTGATGCAGAACGGGGTGCATGTCTCACCGCTTGCCAAAGACGTCCCTCCGCTGGGACAACCGGCTTGCTGCATTGCCTGTTCCGGATCGACACAAGCGAGCGAAGAAGGGGCGCGGCTTTGTTCAGCGTTACGCCAGCCGCTTCACGCGCAATTCGGTAATCCTCAAGGCTTCCTCTTCGAGCGCTGTGATCAGCCGCCGAAAATCGGCAGCGATTTCGGCGGCATCCCACCCCGGAACACCGGCCCAGTAGAGAGCGGCCTGCCAGGCCTGCTCGTAGGATTCGCAGAGCTTGGCCATTTCTGGCATTGAGGCGGCCTGCAGCAACTCGTTACGCCGATCGGGGCAACGGAGAAGAAGGCGCTGCAATCCGGCTTTCTGATAGTGTCGCAAGGCGAAGTCTACGGGCCTCCGAGCCGTCCAATCACCGCCAAATACCGGTCGCTGGAATGCATCACGGCGATGATGACGCTAGTTCCATCGTCGCAGATGACGGTGAGACGATCGAGCAAAACGCCTGGATCGATCTCCGAGACGTCGCAATCAAGAAAGCCCTCCCGTGTATCACCGTGGTTGCTGCCAAAGCGATAGATCACAGGGATCCTGCGCCCACCGCGAAGGATCAGGGACCCTTTTCCGGTATGCATGACCGCCTCCTCAAAGCCATTGAGAAGCCGAAATTGATGATCGCGGGAAGGGGCGTAGCTCCCCCTTTCGCCATTAAAGCGCCACGATCCAGCTTCGGCAAGGGGGAACGAATCGCGCTGCGGCCCGTTTGCAACTCGGTGCCGTCCGGGAGTTGCGTCTATGGTGCGTCGGGTTCTGAGGGCCGGGCTGGGCGGCGATACGGTCAAGGGGGCGCTCACCCGGCCGAATGACGCGCTCCCGGATCTCTTCCACGATCCTATGCCTGATCGCGTCGAGCCGTGCCTGGCTCTGCTGGCGAGCAAGGTCCCGGCGGGACCGGATTGGGCCTATGAGGTCAAGTGGGATGGCTACCGGCTGGCTGTCCACGTCGAGCTCGGCGCGAACGTCCGCGTCGTAACCCGCGGCGGCCATGATTGGACGCATCGCTTCCCATCGATCGTGGCCGGCGCCAAGCGCCTGGGCGTCGACACCGCAATCCTCGACGGTGAAGCAGTCGTCCTCGACGAAATGGGCCGCGCTGACTTTGGCGCTTTGCAACGTGCTCTGGGCGGCCGAGGCGGTAAGCGCAACGCGGGTGAGGCAATGCTTTATGCATTCGACCTCCTCTATCTCGACGGCCATGACCTTCGCCGCATGGAGCAGGTCGAGCGCCGCGCGCTGCTGAGCCATCTCCTTTCTGGTTTGGGTGGTCCGATCCGCTTCAGCGAGGACATCGCGGCCACTGGCGCCGAGTTGCTCGATACGGCCTGCGAGATGGGCCTGGAAGGCATCATCGCCAAGAGCCGCAGGGCGCCTTACCGGTCTGGCCGGGGCGGTGAATGGCTCAAGATCAAATGCGTTCAGTCCGAGAGCTTCGTCATCATTGGCTATGAGCCTTCGACCGTGGCCCTTGGCGGCATTGGGCGATTGGCGCTTGCCGCGCGCAAGGGCGACGGGCTGGTCTATGTCGGCGGCGTAGGCACGGGCTTCACCCAGGCCAGCGCCACCGCGCTCCGCAATCAGATGGACAGTCTCGCCACTCCAAAGCCTGCCGTTTCGATGCAAGGCCGGCGCCAAACCTATCGCTGGATCGCGCCGGCCCTGGTCGCCGAGATCGCATTTCGCGCCTGGACCGACGATGGCAAGCTCCGGCACGCCTCTTTCAAAGGCCTGCGTGAGGAGGCCGATGAGGCAGCAGTCTATGAGATCCCGGCTTAGCCGATCCGGTGCTTCGTTTCCCAGATCTCGACAGCCAGGACGAGCTTCAAGAGTTCCTTCTCTTCGGGACTACCTTCCGGCGCTCCGGTCAGGGCCTGGATCCGGTCGATGGCTGCGTCGTATTCTGCCTGCGTAGCGATCTGCATTCGAGACCTCCACCTGCGCTGGTCAGAGCCGGCCCAACAGGCCCGCCTGATCGCGCGCTACGATCTCAGCACAACTCACGCCGGACCACAGGTTTTTTCCGCCGCAGTCGCTGCAGCGGTAGCGCTTCCAGACCTTGGCGATTGCCATGCCGGGCGGCAGGTCGTGGACCATGATCTCGCCCATGGACATGCATTCGAGGCACCAGATTTCGACGAGGCAGAACCCCCTCGAAAGATGCTGCCCGATGGTCCTTGCGCCCCCAGCCACATCCCCCGGGCGAATCCAGGGCATTGACTCGAAGCTCTGTTTTGTTCTCATATTGTTCTCATATCCGAGGACGAGAACCATGTCAGCCGAGCCGCTACAGAAGCCGCCGGAAGCCGACGAATTCGAATGGGAAATCGTTGAGCTTGTCGACGAATTTGGAACCGACAGAGCCGCGCTGCGCGCGACCTACCGCGCCTTGAAGGAGGCCAATGCCGCTTACACGGCGGCCTTGAGCGATGCTGATCGCTCGGTATCGTTCGGCTTCGTGCGTGGCCTGTTTTCGCGGGGCGCCAGGCCGATACGGGAGCCTGAGCGATGAAGCACCATGGGACAGGAAAATCGAACATTCAGGCCGACAGAAGCGACCGAGCTGCGGGACTTCCCGTGGACCGTCCTGCACCTGAGTTGCCACTACTGCCGGCGGGGCGGGAGCTATCGGGTCGCGGACATCGCGGCGAAACACGGCAGCCGGATTTCGGTTGGCGGGATAGTGATCGCCTTCATCGGGACCTGCGCCTATTCACCGTGGAACCCGGCCCGGAAGCCCCAGAAATACGGCGCCAAATGCGGGGCCTATTGCCCGGATCTGCGGCGGACCGATCCGCCTGATCTGCCGCCATCGCTGTCGGAACTCACCCTGATCGAAGGAGGGAAGGATGACCAACTCCCAGCCGCGCCTTCACAAGAGCCGCGCCGGCGCCGTGTCGGAGGGGATTGAACTGGTCGCCGCCTTGGCGGCCGAAGCGATCAAAACCGGACAGCCCTGCGTCATCGCCGAGAGCGCGATGCTCGAGCTCAATCTGCCATTCGATCTGTTGAGGGAGACCGCCGGAAGCTATGGCTGTGAGGTCTCGGGACCGTTCAACGGAGCGAGCGACGATGGCAACTACTATCTGATCGAGGAGGCGCTGATCCTGCCGGAATGGCCTTACGGCGTTGTGGTTTCGCTGGCTCCTTCGGAGGTGAGGACGGCGGCGCGCGAGTTCTCGTCCTGGCTCGACGAGACGGGGACGGGCTTTCGCGTCGAGGAGTACCTTGATCTCGGTGCGATCCACATCCGGACCACGGATTTCGGCCTTGCCGTGGCGTTCGTCGACGAGCACGGCGGCATGATCCTGACAGCCGATGAGACGGCCCGACTGTTCATTGGCGCGCGTTTGCCGCAGAACATCATCGATCAGAGCCAGAGGCGAACACCATGTGCAACCTCTACAGCCATACCCGCAACGTCGAGGCGATCAGAAAGCTCTTCGCGAAGTTCGACGCAGCGGGTGTGAACATGCCGCCGCAGCCGGGCATCTTCCCGGACTACGCTGCGCCCATCGTCCGGAATGATGCCGGTGGCCCCCGCCTCGCTATGACACGCTGGGGCATGCCTTCGTCTAAGAAGGCGCTTCTCGACGCGGCGACCAAGCGGGCCGACAAGCTGCGGGCGAAGGGCCAAGAGGTCGACTTCGATCAGCTTCTGCGCATGGAACCCGATGGCGGGACGACGAACGTGCGCAACACCTCGAGCTCGCATTGGAAGCGCTGGCTCGGTGTCGAGAGCCGGTGTCTGGTGCCGTTCAATTCATTCGCTGAACCGGGCCCGGGTGGGAACCACTGGTTTGCGTTCGGTGAGGAGCGGCCGACGGCGTTCTTCGCCGGGATCTGGGCTCCTCAGTGGACCAGCGTGCGCAAGATCAAGACAGGCGAAGAGACGATCGACCTCTACGCCTTCCTGACGACGGAACCGAATGCCGAAGTTGGTGCAATCCACCCCAAGGCGATGCCGGTGATACTGACGACGCCCGAAGAATGCGAGACCTGGATGACGGCGCCATGGGAGCAGGCGAGGGCGTTACAACGACCTCTGCCCGACGGCTCTCTCGATATCGTTGCTCGCGGCGGCAAGAAGGATGGGGACAACGGCGAAGACGAGCTCCCGGCACAGGCTGCCTTACTCTAACCGCCAAGGAACAAACCGCGAGCTACATGGCTTACTCCAATGAAGGAGAGCGCCATGCCAAAGCAGCGAGAAAATCCAGCACTGCTTGAAGATGAGAGGCAGGTCGTCACACCAACGGAGAGCCCGCTTGCTTCGGATCCAGTGCAAACCGGCCGGCGAAAAAGCGAGCGCACCAATGTTCACGACGAAGGGAGCGATGCAAACGATACTCCCGATGGTCTGACCGAATCCGAAGAAGCCGTGCGTAAGGCCGCAGAGGATATTCCAGTAGGCAGTCGTCCCGGAGTGCCCACGGAATCTGTCCCGGTCTTTGACCGTGGGAGCCTGCCCCCGAAGGTCTAACAGCCGTCATGCTTTGAAACGGAGCTTGGACCTAGCGCCAAGCCCCTGTCAGCCACCCGTAGATCAGCACGAATCCTAGCGCCATCATGGCGGCTGTCAGGATGAGGGTCGGGTGTACGCGCATCCTACCGCCATTCCCCGCTCCACCATCCCCATGCAGCCATAGCGAGAAGCGCGAGGAAGGTGGTCGCTATGGTGAAGCCGGTGGGGCGGGTCATGGGGAGGGCCTCCACATGATAGGCGGGTCTGAGGGCATTTCGTCCTCATTGGATTCCCAGCAGGCACCTTCGGACCAGCATGGCGGGTGCTTGCCCTCCTCACTGGCGACCCAGGCCCCGCAATCCTCGCCAGCTTCGTTGATGAAGCCGCGGCTTTCCCAACGGGCTTTCATCTCAAAGCCGCCTGATGTCAGGACCTCGATATCTCGCCCGTCTTTCGGAGCGCTTCTGATCTGAGCCCAGTCACTCATCGCGCCCTCCCGCCGCAGCGAGCATGGCGCGGTAGCCGGCCGCCTGACGTTGATCGCGCGGCAGGCCGTCGGATAGTGCTACCCTCATTGCAGCCATGCCGGATTCGAGCATCTTCATCGTCGGCTCCTTCGGCACAAGCACCCACCCCTCCGTCTCTCCGGTAGAGCCGGGGCGGAGGGCTTGGAGGTAGGCGGTTATGGTAGCGCGTGTAGCCGCCCTGCAAACGCGCTCCTCGCCGTTCCACTCCTGAGCTGGCCAGAGGATATCGAAAGCCGCCGCCAGCGCCCTCTCATCAATCGCGGTCATGTCGGGGCTCCTGTTGAAGGGCGGCGCGGCTTTCGGGCAACGCGATCACGACATCTTCTCGGATGGCGGTCAGCACCGAATTCTCTTCAATGACCATCTTCTGGCCTGTCCGCTTGTGCAGAACAACGGTGCCAACCGGGTAGGCGAGGATTTCCATTCCCGCGTATCGAAATGCGGCTTCCTCAGACTTGCTGACCAGAATCGGTTCTGCAGCGGCCTGCAGCTTTCCGCGCATCGCGTCGGTCATCAGCAGGCTATCCGGCTGACGAAGAAATGTGAGCCCGCCGTACAGCATTCGGTCAAAGTCCGGGAGTTTCATCTTCTCAGCCATGGCCGCTCTCCTGGCGGGGGTGGGTCGGACGCCAGCACTTCATGACGGCATAGGCAGTTGGGGATTCCTCGATCAGCCCGCGTTTTTGGAGGCGGCGACAGGCACGGAGGACCGCGGACGTTTCGAGCGCCGGCCAAAAGCCGACCTTCCAGTGATCGTTTGGCCAAGTCATCATGTTGCGCAGGACGTAGGTGGCCCGGCCCGGTGCCTTGCTGATGGCAGCAAGCACGGCCTCGTCGAACTTCGCGAGGTCAGACATCGCCCCCCTCCTTATCGGTGGCGAGACAGGCGCGGATGCGGCCAGCGGGGTCCATCTCGTCTTCTGCGTCCAGCGGAGCCTTCACCCTCTGCCCGTCCACCGCAGCGGGAGCGGGTGGGGTGGCGTCGGGTTCAACGACGGCATCCCAGCATTCCGGCGAGCAGGTCCAGCGCCCATCGGTCAGCTCGCAGCCGAACTTGTCGCCGCCTTCCTTCTCCTCGCGGGTATCGACGATCCGCCCGCAATGGCAGCAGTTCGCGATCCACGCCACCGGCTCAGCGGCAGAGGTGGGCGGAGACAGGGCACAAATGCGATCGATGCATTTCGAGACCCGTTGGACGTGGGCCTCAGAGACCGGCTTGCAGTAGCTGATGAGTTGGTCGAGCGACCTGCGCAGATCGTCCACATCCCCGCCCGCAGGCGAGGAGGCGGGCTTGGCGAGGGCTGCCATCCGCTTGGCGTCCTCAATCATCAGATCGCCCAGACGAACTCGCAGGCGCTTAACCTCCTCCGATGGCGGCTGGTTGATCGCCAGTTCGATGACGCGGGCGATCTCCTCCGCCGTTTCGCGATAAGGCTTGTTCGGGTCGGGAATGGAGATGCTGAGCTGCGCCAGCGCCGCGCCAGTCTCATCGGTCAGCAAGACAGACTGCCCCACGACGCTTGAGAATGGCGTGATCTGCGCTCGCATCTCGCCCCCAGCCTCCGACCCGCTCGTCGCGGCCGGGGAGAGGGAAACAGCTGCAATTGCTTCGTCGATGTCGCGGACGGTCGCCTTGTAGGAGATGTTTTCACTTCGGGCGCGGAGCCAAGCGATGGCCTTCACCGCCACCGCATCCACCCCGCTCGCAGGGGGCTTGGCGGCGGGAGCAGCGGCGAGCATTTTTGCATAGGCCAGACGGTGGTTGCTGTATCGGCCAAACGTAGCGTCAGTCTCGACGCGCTTCATGTTGCGGTCGATCTCGTCGAAATAGGCGTGCTGCATGTCAAGCGTCGCCTCGACGGGCACCAGCTTCCAGCCATCGCGCGCCGGGTTGGGAGACGTCATGGGCGGAACCTCAGGTGCGTGACCGCCGCCAGGATCATCTCCAGCGCGATCTCCTTGTTGCGGAACTGCGAACCGGCGCACTCGACGGTCGCGGTGGTGTTGGTCGGAATGTGCGTGACCCTCACGCCAGGATGCGTGCCGCACCGCTGGCCGCCGGGGCTCTTCCCGTAAGGCCACGCCTCGACTTTGAGGTCTTCGGCTGGGATGTCAGCCATCCTCACCCCTCCTCGTTCCCGCGCTGTTCACGCGAGCCGGAAACAGGTGGGACGGAGATGGCGCGGCCGAACCGCTCGACTAAGCGGTCAGCGATAGCTTGCGCGGCGCGGACGTAGGTCGTTCCCTCCGGGCAATCGAACAGGTCGTGCGCTTCAATCTCGCGAGCGATGTCCGACGCGAGCCCTGACAGATGCGCCTCCTCCTTCTCCCGCAGCGCGGCCATGGCTTCGTCGCGCTCGCGTTCGGCCTTTTCGAGACGGCGCATCGCTTCATTGAAGCGCGGCTTGCCGTTCGCATTCAGAAGACCCTTCAGCCTCTCGATTTCTTCCCGCGCCTCCGCCAGTTCGGTTTCAAGGACGGTTGGCCGGATCGGATAGGCGGCATTGACGCGAGCGTATTTCTCGGGCGTCGAGTGGCCGTCCCATTCGCCCTGATACGGTGCCAGGAAGTCGAAGAGGTGCGCGTCGCTATCGTGATAGTGCCATGACACCTGCCCGGTCGGCAGGTCGATGTAGACGCAGCCGTGCCAAGCCTCGTCCCATCCTTCGATGGCCGTCTTCGCGATACCGACGCGGCAACCGTGCGCCCAAGCGAACTTGGCGATCAGCGCAACACACTGGTTTCGCTCGGCGTAGGCGCCGTCCTTGGTCGCCCGCGCCTCCGCCAGCTCGCGGTCCTTGGCCGAGAGGGCGTCGAGGACGGCCTGCTTGGCGATGGTCTGAGGGTCGCTTTCGCGGGCCGTCCTCTCGACCAATGAGGCACGATCAAACATGTCCAACCTCCTGATGGGGGTAGGTTGTCGCCCTGCGCCAAGTTGAAGATTCTGAAAGGCTTGCTAGAATCGGCGAGTGATCAATCGTGGCCTCCGCTACAAGCTGTCTCCCAGCTCCGAACAGGAGGCTCTGTTCCGCCAGTTCGCTGGCGTCTGCCGATTGGTCTACAATCTCGCCCTTGAGCAGCGTCGCGACTGGTGGCGGCAATACAACAGCGAGACTGGGCGGCATTTCAATTATGCATCCCAATGCCGAGAGCTGACACGGCTCCGCGCTGAATACGACTGGATCGCCGCCGTCACACAAACCTGCCAGCAGCAGGCCTTGCGTGACCTCGACAAGGCCTTCAGCAATTTCCTTAGGGGCCGTTCTCGCTATCCGACCCCGCGGAAGAAGGGCATCAATGACGCGTTCCGTTTTCAGGGGCGGGAAGTCGAGGTCGAGAAGGTCAGTGCCAAATGGTCGGCTGTTCGGTTGCCCAAGATCGGCTGGGTGAAATTCCGCGACACGCGCCCGCTGCGCGGCGCGGTCAAAAACGTTACCGTCTCGCTCGACGCACTCGGCTGGCACGCCAGCTTCGCCTGCGAAATTGAGCACTTTGCCCCGGCCAATACTTGCCCGCCCGTCGGCATCGACCGCGGCGTAGCGAACACGCTCGCGCTCTCGACCGGTGAACGGATGTCCGTCCCGGCAAGCCTCCAAGCTATCGAGCGGCGACAGCGTGTTGCTCAGCGCACACTGGCGCGTCGAAAGAAAGGATCGGCGCGCAGACTTCGGCAGCTTCAACGTTGCGCGAGACTGGCCGCCCGCCGCGCCCGCATCCGTCGCGACTGGCAGCACAAGGCCGCACTCGACATCAGCAGGAGCTTCGGCTGCGTAGTTCTCGAAGACCTGAACATCCGCAATATGACCGCCTCGGCACGAGGAACGATCGAGGAGCCGGGCCGCATGGTTCGGCAGAAAAGCGGGCTCAACCGCTCCATCCTTAACCAGGGTTGGTTCGGTTTCGAAACCATCCTCGCCTACAAGCTCGACGAACGCGGGGGACGCCTTCTGAAGGTCTCCCCCGCCTTCACCTCGCAGACATGTTCGGAATGCGGAGCCGTGGAGAGTCAGAGCCGCGAAAGCCAAGCGGCCTTTGTCTGTCAGCATTGCGGATTCCGCGCCCATGCCGACCATAACGCTGCGATCAATATTCTGCGCCGGAACACGGCGTCTATGCGCATGGAGGAAGGGCATAAGCCCCCCGGCGAAGTGCGAACTGGAAGGGAGTTTCCTCTCCCCGAAAATCCCCAGGCTGAAGCCGGGGGAGGATGTTAACCCAGTCTCAGGCACGGTCCGTTTGGTCCGTCTCTCCCCCATCATTCGCCTCCAGTCTTGGCGGCGGTAGCGGGGGCGTCGATGTTCCGGCGCTCGACGGTGAAGCTGTAGGCCGCGACCCAAGGGTTTGCTTCCCATGAGCCGACGCCGTTGATCTGCTCCCAAAGCCACGAGTACCAAGCGATCGGATAGGCATCGCGGATCTCGGCAACACCGCTGGTCGCGCGCTGCTCTTTCGACGGATAGCCCTCGGCTTCGGCATCCTCCTCGCTGATATCCTGAAGCCGCTGCACGCGGGCATCGGTGACGGTCAGCGTCAGGCGGGAGGCCCAGCGGGGCATGAACATCGAGGGCCTGAGCTTGCCGACTAGTTCACCAGCCGGGGCGGTGCCGTTAGCCTCGTACCAAGCCGGGTGAGGCTGAAGATCGCGCGGAGGCAGATAGTCCGATCGGCCATCGCAACCGGTTGTGCGCCAAGCCTCGCGCACCCACAGGCGGTCGCCGACCTTGATCTTCGGCGCAATGCTGCCGACAGCGACCCCGACGCTGATGTCATCGGTCGGCGCATAAGGCGCAGGCGGAACGAAAACCCGCCGCGTCTGCGTCTTCGTGCCGGCCAGCAGAGCGCGCACCATCGGCGCGCTGAACAGGATGGGCCGCCCCCGCCCCGGAGTGTGCGCCCGCTCACCCATGGGAGGAGGTCCGGTTGGGGAAGGAGAGGGGTTGAGTCTGGTTTTCAGCGTTCTTGCCGGTTCTCGCTTCGTACGCGCCCGTTCTGGTTGACGCTGCAAACGCGAGTGAAACAGCGCCAATTGCTTGGCGGCTTCTACGCTGATACGCGGTTAACGATGGGGAAACGCGGTCAAGGACGCGATTGTCGGCCGGCCGCAAACGCGCGATAAGCCGCGCCATGACATCGCCCCTGGTTCGCTTCGCGCCGTCGCCCACCGGCTACCTCCATATCGGCAATGCCCGGCCGGCGTTGTTCAACTGGCTGTTTGCCCGCCGCCATGGCGGGCGGTTCCTGCTGCGCTACGACGACACGGATCTCGCGCGCTCGAAGGCCGAATATGCCGAGGCGATCGCCGAGGATCTCGGCTGGCTCGGCATCGCGCCCGATCTGGTCATCAAGCAGTCCGAGCGGCTCGCGATCTACGATGCGGCGGCGGAGCGCCTGCGCGGGGCGGGGCGCCTCTATGCCTGCTACGAGACGGCCGACGAACTCGACCGGCGCCGCAAGCGCCAGCTCGCCCGCGGCCTGCCGCCGATCTACGACCGGGCCGCGCTCAAGCTCACGGCCGAGCAGAAGGCGGCCTTCGAGGCGGAGGGGCGCAAGCCCCATTGGCGCTTCCTCCTCGAGCCCGGCCAGATCACCTGGGACGATCTGGTTCGCGGCCCCTCCCATGTCGATTGCGCCTCGCTCTCGGACCCGGTGCTGGTGCGCGAGGACGGCAGCTATCTCTACACGCTGCCCTCGGTGGTCGACGACATCGAGACGGGCGTGACCCATGTCATCCGGGGCGAGGATCACGTCACCAACACGGCCGTGCAGGCGCAGATCTTCGTGGCGCTGGGCGCGAGCCTGCCGGCCTTCGGCCACCACAATTTGCTGACCACGGCGAGCGGTGAGGGACTCTCCAAGCGCCTCGGGCATCTCTCGCTGCGCGGCCTGCGCGAGAGCGGCGTCGAGCCGCTCGCGGTCGCGGCGCTGGCGACGCTCGTCGGCACCTCCGATGCCGTGCGCCCCGTCTCGAGCCTCGACGAGCTCGCCGGGCTGGTCGAGCTTGCCCATGTCTCGCGGGCGCCGGCCAAATTCGACGAGCATGAGCTGGAGACGCTGAGCGCCCGCACCCTCCATCATTTCCCGTTCGAGGCGGTCGCCGACCGGCTGGCGGCGCTGGGCGTGGGCGGTGGCGAGGCGTTCTGGCTGGCGGTGCGCGGCAACCTTGCGAGGCTGGATGAGGCGGCGCTGTGGTGGCAGGTCGTTCAGGGACCGGCCGCGCCGGTGATCGCGGACGTATCCTTCGCCGCTACGGCGGCCGACCTGCTGCCTCCGGAGCCTTTCGACGCCACGACCTGGAAGAACTGGACGCAGGCCGTCGCGGCGGCGACCGGAACCAAGGGCAAGGCGCTGTTCATGCCGCTGCGCCAGGCCCTGACGGGGCTGGATCACGGCCCGGAGCTGGCGGCGCTGCTGCCGCTCATCGGGCGCGACAAGGCGCTGAAGCGGCTGGCCGGCGAGAGCGCCTGA